ACCGGCGTTCGTCCGTGGTTTTAATGCCGCAGTTGAAACGCTTGCCCCGGTGGTCGCGGAACTGGTTGACCTGATGGAGCGCTCCGACATGGAAGAGTTCGGCGAAGAATGCCAGCCAGTGACGAACCGTGAATGGTTCCTGGCTATAGAGAAGGCGAAGGCTGCCATAGGCTAACAGTGGTTATCAAGACTTTTTTGCTCGCGGCGGTGCGCTGCAACAAAAAGGGATACTGCCCTGGATATAGATATTGTGCGCCTATATCAAGATGGGAAGACAACTGAAGTTATTGGTAAAAAATACCAAATGTCAGGAACCAATATTGCGAGGATACTGAAAAATAATGGAGCAGTAATAACACCGTACAGAATAAAAAATGGTGGGATATCTATTTCCGACAATGGATATTTAAGATTCAACCAAACAAAGTCTAACGGGGTTAATGCTGGCAGGCGATTACATGACTTGATAGCAGAGATGATGATTGGAAGGCCGTTGAGACATGATGAGGTTGTTCATCACATAGACGGAGACAAACTGAATAATAATTTAGACAACCTTGAAGTTATGACAAGGGCAGAACATACAACACTACATAAGAAAGGGAAGCGATGCTCAATCAGTGCAATTTCATAGGGAGGGCAGGAAGGGAACCAGAGGTCAAATACACGCCAAGTGGTTCAGCAGTAGTTAATCTTTCCATTGCCGTTAGTAAGAAGTTTAAAGGTCAAGATGGAGAAAAACAAGAACGCACGGAGTGGGTTAATATAGTTGCGTGGAAAAATCTAGCAGAAATTATTGGTAAGTATGTGAAAAAAGGTCAATTGCTTTTTATTTCTGGAGAATACACAACCCGCAAATGGCAGGACCGTGACGGAAACGACCGCTACACAACGGAAATTGTTGCCAACCAGATGCAAATGCTTGGCCGAGCTGATGATAGTCAATGCGGTGGACAAAACCGTGGACATTCTCAACCTGCAAACAATGGTCAAAACACTGAAAATACTAGTGGTATTGGTGGACATTCTGGTGGACAAGGACAGCCCCGTGCAGGTTATCAGAACGATCCGAATTATCGGCAAGGCCAGCAACATGGCCCGATGTATGAGGAACCAGTGTTTGATCCTGACAAGGATATTCCCTTTTAGTACGAGGTTAAAATGGACAGGGCAAGAATATTTCACATCACAAAGAAAATGAAAAAAGACGAACTTCAAGCGCACGCAATGCGCTTACACGAAGTGGCCGACGCTTTACGTGAATATATCGACGCAATACCGGAAGAAGTTGCCGCAAAATTGCCAGCTATGCCTGGCATTGATAGAGACTACGTTGACCGGGTTGTTGACATTTAAAAACGGGGCGAAAGCGCCGGGTAATTTATGGGGGATGAGTGATGCAAGAAATTAAGTTTCGTTTTTATGATCCAGATGAACACAAGATGTTCGATGTGTTGAATATCGAGTTTGAAGGGAGACCATCAGTTGTTTTACAGCGAAGGCCAACCATAAGAAGACCTATTGATCTTGGGTATCTGATGCAGTTCACCAGCATGAAAGACAAGAACGGCGTCGAGATTTACGAGGGTGATATTGTTGAGTGTATATCAGCGTATGGCGGGATGTTTAAAGCGCAGGTTGTTTTTTGTGATGGATGTTTTGAAATAAAACAAAAAAGAGGTGGGGAGGATTATTTTAGGGATTACTTGAAATGTCTTACCGTAAACAGGGCTGTACGTGTCATCGGCAACATCCACGAAAATCCTGAACTGGTAGGTGAGTGATGAACATAAGCAAAGAACGCCTTGAAAAAGGCCTGTATTGGGAAAAAGCGTGGAAGCTGGTGGAAGGTTGCACGAAGGTTTCAGTCGGCTGTGACAACTGTTGGAGTGAGGCTGAAACGAACATGAGGGCAAATCATCCAAACACCAAAATCATGAAACGGGCAAGAGCAGTTTCTGTTCATCCGACAGAAGACAGAAGTGTTCCTGCTGGAGGTTTCAGCGGCGACATCATCATGCGCGAAGACAACCTTGACTTGCCGTTGAAAACGCGCAAGCCGACAGTGTTTGCAATCTGGAATGACCTGTATCACGAAGACGTAACAGACGAGTTCCGTGATCGTGCTTACGCGGTGATGGCAATGTGTCCGCAGCATACATTTTTGGTTCTGACTAAACGGGCAAATGAAATGAGAGAATATTTCGAAAAAACACAAGTTGTGTTTATTTGCAACCACACTGACAACCACAGATTCCCTCTAAATAATGTCTGGCACGGCGTCACATGCGAGAACCAAGAAACGGCAGACGAGCGCATTCCTCACTTGCTTGATGTCCCCGGTAAACGCTTTGTCAGTATCGAGCCGATGCTTAGCGCTATCGACTTAATGCTTGAAAATGATACCGATTGGTGCTGTCCAGAATGTAATTCTTTCAACGTCCATGAAATAGGATATGAGAATGATTTTGGATCATTTGAGTGCGAAAACTGCAAATATGTCGGCGGTCCTGGTGAAGATTTCCCATATAAAAGTAAAATCCACGCCGTACTTCTCGGCGGCGAATCAGGAAAGAACGCACGGCCTATTCACCCTAATTGGGTGAGAGATATCCGCAACCAGTGCGAAGCCAGCGGAGTGCCGCTGTTTATAAAACAACTGCACATCGACGGAAAACTTGTTAAGGAAATAGATAAATTTCCTGAAGACCTGAGAATAAGGGAGCTTCCTTATGCCATACAAAGACCCTGAAATTGCGAAGAAGAAGGCGATGGAGAGGAAGAAAAGGTGGCAATCAAGAGAAAGGTTGAAGCGCATTGAATCCGGACTTCCTGCAGATGGGCGTGGCAGGCATGGGAATCATCAGAGTGGAACTGGTCATCACCGATGGAACGGAAAACAGATAAAAAATTCAGACGGATATATAAAGGTTCGTGTCGGCGTTGGTCACAAGTATGCAGATCTAAATGGATACGCATATGAGCACGTTATAGTGTGGGCGTCAAACGGCTTCGATCTTCCTGATGGAATGATCATTCACCATCGGAACGGAGATAAGGGCGATAACAGGATAGAAAATCTTGAGTGTATGTCACGGACTGATCACAACGCGGAGCACGGAAATAAAAAACTTAGTAAGTCTGATGTCGTCACTATCAGGGCTCTGTACCAATCCGGTGTTTACCAAAAACAAATAGCCAATCATTTTGGCGTAGCGCATCAAACGATATCAAAGATTGTTCGTGGTGAGGCCAGGAAAAATGATCCTGGCCCCATGGTTAAGAAAAATGAAAGGGATAGGGATAGCAATGGACATTTTGTATAAAGCAGGCCGAGAGCTGAACGGCAAGACTCATGACGATCTTCCGTGGTTGGAGGTGTGAGTGATGGAATATACAATAGAGTGTAAAAGATGTGAATGCCTTTTTATTCCCGGAGGGTCGGGAATGACAGAAGTGTGTGCCGGGTGCCTTGAAAAGGAAAATACTGAGCTACGATCAGAGCTTGACGCAACTGAGAACAACATGGAGGCGCTGACGGAACTATTCGATGAGGTTGTCAAAGAGCGTGACGCTCAAAAACAAGTTCGTGGAGATTATGCAGGGATCATTCACAACATGGTTGTCTCACTACAGTCGGCATGGATTGAGTGGCAACATGGTGAAGGAGCTGAAAAAGCAATGATTCACATTCACAATATGCTTGACGGCCCAGGTCAGATTCCAGACGAAAACGATCCATACGGTAAAGACTCTGAAATGTATTACGCTGCCAACCGACACGACCCGTACCCTGTGTGCTTTTGCGGAAAACCTTCTGTTATTGCATGCGGAGATAAAGGCTACTGCTGTGAAGAACACTTCAACCAAGGAGAGGGTGAATAATGGCAGATAAATGCAAACACTGTGAATATCGCGGCGACATGGAGAAGTGTGAAGCGGCTGAGTGTGCCCAGCATGAAAACTGGTATGTGGTTGAGGTCGTTAAGCAGCGTGACGAGATTTTGAAAAAGTGGGACTACTACCAGGAATTCACCAAAGTTCACGGCTCAAACGGGATAACCGATTTGGTTGTCCAGAGAGATGATGTGATTAAAGAACGTGACGAACTTCGCGCACAGTTGGCGCGGTGTGTTAAGGCAATAACAGGTCCAATGATTGTTGATCTGGCAGGACAATATGCTTTCTTAGACTCACTACCACAACAAGCAAAATTTGACGCCGAAGTGCTGCGGTGTGCGGAAAAACAGACGGAATTCGATATAGATACTCCGGAACACACTGGGAGATTTATCGCTGCGTGTCAAGAAACGATCCGTGCCGTTCGCGCCGCAAAGGATGGTGAATGATGAAGTGGGTATTTTTAATTGCAGGATGGTATTTCACAATTGCAAATAATATTTGTGAAGGACTTATTTGTTTTTCGGCGTCGGTAATACTCCTGAGTATAGACATTGCTGTCGATAAAATAAAGGAAGTATAAAATGAAACGCTATCGCTCAAGAAAATACCTTACATGGGTTCGCAAGCAGCCATGCGTTATGTGCGGAAGACCAGCAGGGCAGGCGCACCACATCAAAGGTGTTGGTTTTCTCTCTGGCGCTGGCCTCAAGGCCGATGATAGTCTGGTTATCCCGGTATGCGCGGATCACCACGGCATGTTTCACGACGGCAAAGATCGTGAATTGATCGACAAGCAGTGGGAGTTTGCAGCCAGAACACTACAACAGGCATTCCGCAGCGGGATAATTTCGTGCTAACTCCAAACGTCGAAAAATGCCCCGTAGGGCGCGAATATGATAAAAGGCACAGTACGTGTCGCGCATGTCCGATTAAATGCAACAGCAAGGAAATTTCGCAGCGAGAGAGTAAACCAAGTAAGCAGAGTAAATACAAAAACAACAAAGTGGTGGTTGACGGCATCAAATTTGACTCAAAAAAGGAAGCCAACCGCTACCGAGAATTAAGGCTGATGGTTGATGCCGGAGTGATCAGCGACCTGGAACTGCAACCAGTGTTTGAGCTGGTTCCAAAACAAGACGGGGAGAGGGCCGTGAAATATGTGGCCGATTTCCAGTATCGCTCCGGTAGCGAAACCGTTGTTGAGGATGTGAAGTCACCGGCAACAAAGACTCCGGTGTATAGGATTAAGCGCAAGCTGATGTTGTTTGTGCATGGGATAAGGGTGAGGGAGGTATAGCAGGGTGACATGGATAGTACCGAACAATTTACAACGCTTGAATGGTGTGCAGGGTATGGAGGAATACAGCTTGGACTTAAACGAGCTATCCCAAATCTGCGAACAGTCGCTTATTCAGAGATCGAAGCATTCGCTTGCGCGAACCTGGTTGCAAAGATGGAAGCGGGACTCTTGGATCAAGCACCTATTTGGACGGATCTTAAAACCTTCCCATGCCAACAGTTTCGCGGAAAAGTGGACTGCCTCATTGCCGGATATCCCTGCCAGCCATTCAGTGCAGCGGGAAAGCGACAAGGTGCAGACGATCAGCGCCACCTCTGGCCACATATCAGAGAGGCAGTTAGGATTATTCGACCAAGATATTGCTTCTTTGAAAATGTCGAAGGACACATCTCGCTTGGACTCTCCACAGTCATCAGCGACCTGGAAGAAGATGGTTACAGAGCAACGTGGGGAATATTCTCAGCGGCTGAAGTCGGCGCACCTCACCAGAGAAAGCGGGTGTTTATCTTGGCCAACTGCGGCGAGTCGGGATCACAAGGATACACCAGGGATGAGCAAGGAACGGGACGGCAGGGAATTGGGGAGGATAGACCAGCTACCAAGGGCCGTCTATCACTATGGCCAGCAAGACCAGGTGAACCACAGCACGAATGGGAACCGCCAAGAGTCGTGGCAAACAATCGAAGCGAGAAACAACAAGGGCTACCACAAGCAGAAGAACGGCAGCAAGGTTTTGAAGCTGGGGAGTCAAGTAGGGTGCGGCAAACTCAACCCCCGCTGGGTGGAAACGCTGATGGGTCTTCCGATTGGATGGACAATGCCGAGTTGTACGAAACCTGTGACAATCGAACCGATGAACTGCGACTGCTCGGAAACGGAGTCGTGCCAGCAACAGCCGAACGAGCATGGCGTGTGTTGCATCAACGCTTAAAGGGGGTATAGCGTGCCACCAATTATCACAAATGCAAGACGGGGGAAGCCGTCAGAAAAATACATCGAGGATAAAAACCGCCACGATCTGCTTATGGCTGAGTCGGCGCGGGTAATTACGGACCCGGAGGAAATCGCAAAAATCGCCGCTGAGTGTACGCCGCCGTCTGAGATAAGAGCGCGGCACGGCCTGGGAAAAACGTATGAGCGTGGCTTGTTTAAAAACCGGGTTGGTCGTCGTGGTTATGGGAATGGTCGGCAAAAAAATATTTATTGAGTGAGGGGTCATTGATGGACGGTTGGATTAAATTACATCGGCGGTTGTCGCAATGGGAATGGTATCAGGATTCCCAAACAGTACACCTCTTTATCCACCTACTCATACACGCCAACCACGCAGAAAAGCAGTGGCGTGGAATTAAGGTTGAAAGGGGGCAGGTTGTGACAGGCCGGGAGGCGCTAAGTACCGCCACAGGGATCTCGGAACGCGCGATTCGCACGTGTTTAAACAGACTCAAGATGACCAGCGAAATAAAAATACAAGCGACCAACAAATACTCAATTATAACTATTTGTAATTACGACGAATATCAGGGTTCAGATGGAGAAAATGACCACCAAGCGACCAGCAAGCGACCAGCAGAGCAAAAACACATGCAACATCTTGAAACTACAGGTGAAAAACCTGAAAAACACGGGATTCTTTCTAATGTTTCTAATCTAAAATCGACCAGCAAAGCGACCAGCAAAAAAGCTTCTGAACCGGCTGAAATTATTGAAGAAGAGGAAACAAAGGTTGTTGCAGCGACCAGCAAATCGACCAGCAACCGACCAGCAATCGACCAGCAACCGACCACAAACAAGAATGAAAAGAAAGAAAGAATAAAAGAACCTAAAACCTTATGTGTCAAGTCTGACGACGTGACACGCACGTTCAGTGATGACGTTGTTGAGTTTGTCACTCAATACCAAGGATACGCAGTGAACCACCTGGGTAACAAAGCACCAAAGGTCACGACAACGTTGATCAAGAACGGATGTGACGCTATCGATAAGCTGATCCGTCTCGATGGTCACGACCTGAACCAGATCAGGGCCGTGTTGCGGTGGGCAGTTCAAGACGAGTTTTGGTGTGATCAGATTTATTCGTTGGCAAGTTTGCGTAGGGCGAAAGACGGATTGACAAAATTTCAGAAGATTTTAGCGGCATGTGAGAAGTCATGCCGACAGTCGATCACGGGTGGTGATGTACTCAGGGCGATGGCTCAGAAGGGAGGGTGTGATGGAGAACAGCAAGGCACAGGCGTATATCAGGCTGAGATTGGCGGATCTGGCGGATATGAAACTGCCAGGTACGCCAACACCGAAGGAAATGATCAAAGTCCAGGAGCAATGGTACAAAATCCTGACGCGGAAGCAAGGAGGGCGCTGGCTTCCTGGTGATGGCGGTCGGTTGGAGGAGGCATTTGACGACCTTGAAGCGTCGGTGTCGCGCTGGCCAGCACCGGCAGATATGTTAAAGCTCATGCCACCACGCAAGGATTTTACCGCGCTGCCGGAACCTGGGCGCAGCGAAGAAGAAAACGAGGAGGGGCTGCGGCGAATTAAGGGCATCATTGCCATGCTAAACGAAAGCATGACGGTTCACTAGTCTAATGTAACTCGCCGTATTCGTGAAATATAAATAATATTTCTGCGAGTTTACGGACATTACATTGTTTGCTAGGCTTACTCTGTAATCAACTTTAGTCGTTAGTTATTTTGGAGGGAGCTTATGGCAGAAAAAGAGGGGACAAAGGGTAAGACGCGGGAAAAACTACCAGACGACCGGAGCCGCAGGACATTTATCGTCCTCGACAAAGACTCTGATTATCTGGACAGTGTGGCTCACTGGGATCGGAAATACATCATGGAGGTGCTGAGCGAGGCTATTGATCTGCACCGCAAAGCGTACATCAAAAAACACGGCGCACCACCTGAAATCATCAAGAAACGCACCCATTTTAAGGGTTGACTCCAATAGTAAACCGAGTAATCATGAAATCAATAAACGGTGTGTATCTCAGTCTGGTAGAGAACCCGGTTCATATCCGGGAAGTCGCAGGTTCAAGTCCTGCCACACCGACCATGTAACGTCATGATGACCGTTTTGTTATGCACAAAGCCACTGTAGCTCAGATGGTTAGAGCGCGAGGATAGATTCCTTGGTCATGGATCAGCAATGTTTGCTGTTGCCGCGCAGGTTCAACTCCTGCCAGTGGCACCACACAAAATCTAAAAACAATAACTCAGACATAACCGGCGAGTGGAACGATTCCGTGTTTATGGACTTGTTATCGAAATTTTAAGCACAACGCCATGATGACAGTTTTGTTATGCACCCCTGTGGCTCAACTGGATAGAGCAGAGGACTTCTCTCCGGTTGCGGGTTCGACTCCTGCCAGGGGTGCCAAAAAATAGCGCATCGTCAGGGATGGCCAAAGAATATCTGAACCATTCTGCAGAAGTGGTTGTAACCGAACAGAAGGTGTACGCTGTTTTCTATATTGGCAATGGGCCGGTATAGGTATCGGGGAATAAATGCGTTGCTGATCCCCGCGTCGAGGGCGATGTGTCCGACGAAAAACAAAACCGTGCGATACGGTCGGCACTCAATTGCCGTGGCATCAAAAAGTTGAGCGTGCTGTGGGCTGGCGACGGTCGGCCTTGCGTCTGATACGACAAGTCAGAGCCGGACCCGTTACCGGCACCATCCTTGTTTGCTCCACCATTATTGTGTTTTTCTTTTCCTTGGAGTAAACTGAGTAAACTATGAGCAGATCAAAGTTAACCAAAAAGCAAGAGGCGTTCAAAGACCTTATTATTTCCGGGACAGCCAAGGAAGCGGCCTACCGGCAGGTTTACAATTGCGATAAAATGACGGATGCGTCTATTGCTCGTGAAGCTCGACAACTCTTTAACCACCCCCTTATAACCTCCGAGTTTGACCAGATTGCCAAAATTGCCAGAGAAAAGGCAGCAGTTGACGATACTTACGTACTCCAACGTCTTGTAGAAATAGACCAAATGGACCTGTGCGACATTCTGAACGACGATTGGACGTTAAAGCCATTGACTGTTTGGCCACGCGTTTGGCGATCCTATATCACTGCAGTAGACGTACAGGAACTGCGTGCAGGACAAAGCGATCCTGACGTGGCTGTGGCATTCCTGAAAAAAATAAAATGGCCAGACAAGCTAAAAAATCTTGAAATGCTCGGTAAGCACCGGGCGATTCAGGCATTCACACCAGAGAAAGACAAGGGTGTCATTCCAGAATTCCCGGAAGTAATTGAGATTTACGCATACGAACCTGACCAAATAGCGCATGAGCCAAAAACAGGCCAAAGCTAAACGCAAGGGGAAGGTTGGCATACCTCCAGCCCTTTTCCCGGTATTTGCTCCAGCAAGGGGTGAAGTCCGATACCGTGGTGCGTATGGTGGTCGTGGATCGGCAAAGAGTCGAACGTTTGCTCGTATGGCTGCCGTGTTTGGCTATCGTGAACCGCTGCGGATACTGTGCGTTCGTGACCTGCAGAACTCAATCAAAGAATCATTCTACGCCGAAATAAAGGCGGCAATCGAATCTGAACCCTGGCTCAAGGCTTTTTATGATGTTGGCGAGAACTACATCAGGGGGAAAAACGGCACCGAGTTTCTATTCCGTGGTTTGCGCACCAATATGTCGGCTATTAAATCTACTGCTGACATTGACATTTGTATCATTGAGGAAGCGGAGGACGTAGGCGAGGGATCATATATTGAGTTGATCCCAACAGTGCGTGCGGACAAGTCGGAAATTTGGGTTATTTGGAATCCGCGAGACGAGGATAGCCCGACAGATAAACGGTTCCGTAAAAACCCGCCACCGAACTCTGTCATCGTTGAATGTAATTACCGCGACAACCCATGGTTTCCTGCTGTTTTGGAACAGGAGCGGAAACATGATCAGAACACACTGCCTCAAGAACTCTATGACCACATCTGGAACGGTCAATATTTAAAGAATTCAGAGGCCAGTGTATTACGCGGCAGGTGGCGTAACGACTCGATAGCAGATCTTACACCATTCGACGGCCCGTATTACGGCGCTGACTGGGGTTTTTCTACTGACCCTATGGCGCTGGTTAAGTTTTGGGTGGATACCAAAGGACGACAGCTCTACATCGAGCATGAGCGATACGGCCACGCGGTAGAGATCGAGGACACGCCTGAGTTTTTCGCGGCCATGCCAGGGTGTACCAAGGACGTGGTAATCAGGGGCGACAATGCGCGGCCAGAGATTATCAGCCACATGCAGCGACATGGCTATCCAAAAATGGTTGGCGCTCCCAAATGGCCTGGGAGCATTGAGGACGGTATAAGTTGGTTGCGCGGATTCGACATTATTATCCATCCGCGCTGTAAAAACACCACCGACGAGGCGCGTAAATGGTCATACAAAGTAGACAGGCACACAAAAGACGTGCTGCCGGTACTGGTAGATAAAGACAATCACTGCATTACGGCAGACACAGCCGTGCTGACCACAGAGGGGTGGAGAGATATCGGTACACTCGTCGGGCAGACGGGGCATCTGATTAGCTATGACGCTGATGGCGGTCTAGTCATCAAACCATTCAAGGATGTTAGAGAGACATCCCCTAGTGAGGCTATCTACACGGTTACTATGGCCGACACCCGCTCGTTTAGCGCGACAGCAGATCATTTTATGCTGACAACAAGGGGCTGGTTTCCGGTTGCGGCACTCGGGGAAGGCGACGAAATTGTTGACGTTGGCAAAGGGGGATATAACACGTGTATCAAACATTTGATGGAAAAAAATACCGCCAAGACAAAAAGACAGGGTATTACCTCAACGCGACAACAAGGACAAGGATACATAGGGCTGTGTGGGAAAAGCACCACGGCAAAATCCCTGAAGGATATCATATCCACCATATTGACGGTGATAAAGACAACAATTCCATCGGCAATCTTGAGTGTATTAGCCCCGGCGAACACATCAAAAAACACTGGGAAGATGAATACAAATCAAGGGCTGAATTGTGCCGGGAAAACATTAAGGCGGCAACAGAGGCTGCGAAAAAGTGGCACGCGTCCGACGAAGGAAGGGATTGGCACAGAGAACACGCAAAAAATGTCGCAAAGAATGCCAGAAAAATCGACTGCGTTTGCGAGTACTGTGGAAAGAAATACACAAGAAAGGCCATCGGATCGGGAAAGTTTTGTTCAAACGCTTGCAAATCTGCTAACAGAAGGGCGTCAGGGGTCGATAACGTTTCAAGGGAATGTGTTGTGTGTGGAGGGCAGTTTACGGCCGACAAGTACAGTAAAACCAAAACCTGCTCAACAGACTGTAGCAAAGAGTTGCGCTACGGTCGCTAGCGTTGTTAAGCGTGGCGTTGCCCCTGTTTATAACCTGGAGGTTGAGGATACTCATACGTTCCTAATTGCAGGGGGATTGGTCACGCACAATTGTTGGGACGCGATACGCTACGGTGCTGCGCCAATGATCCGCAAACAGGGAGGCAATGTTGTGTTTGAGCATATTCCGCCAGCAGTAGACCCGATACAGAGATACCATGAACTCAATAATCAGTGGGTTGCCAGTTCCGCCGGAGAATTACGCGTCTGGGAGGAGCCTGCACGTGCCTATATCGTTGGTGCCGTTTATCGCCAATCTGGTGTTGGCGTGGCGTCAATCCAGGTTATTGACCATCATGCCGGGGTTCAGGTGGCGACATTGAGCGTTACCGATCCGACAATCCCAGAGTTTAGCCGGTTGATAGAGGCGCTGTGCCGTCGCTATAACGGTGCCTGGGCGGTGGTTGACATAACCGGATCAGGTGCGGCGTGTGTCAAAACGCTGCTCAAAACCTATAAAAAGGTGTTCAGTGAGATCCCACCGGAGGCAAAGACCGGCATTGTCGGCAAAACGCGGCGGTTTGGTTTTGATGGTGCTAAGCACATGCCAGCGCTGGTGGAGCGGTTGAGCGTTGATGCCTCGTGTATTAAGGACAGCGCGACAATTGATGAACTTGGGAGTTTTTACAAGGACGATGATAGCAACATCATTGTTCCTGATGGCTTTGGGCATGAGCGGGTGTTGGCGTTGTGCCTGGCCCGTCATGGTCATGATGTGTTGCCGAAAGCCAATAATGTTGTTGCCAGTGGGTTTGGTGGTAGCCCTGGGACGCGGAAGACAAGCCGTAAAAAAGCGGCGTGGAATAGTGGGGTGGTGTGATGGCTGTCAAAGACAGATATGAGTAAACCAAGTAACCGTCAACGGCTAAGAAAAAGAGAAGACGCGGACAGAGAAGGAGACAATATTGCCAACATTCGTACTGAAATGCCAAGTGTGCGGCCACGAGCATCAAACGCCACCGAACTACAAATATTCCGAAATCCCAAAGGAGCAATGCCAGCAGTGTGATGCCGTGGGGACTCTGCAAAGCATCCCGCAGGGCGGGACCGGGTTTCAACTGTCACAGAAAAACGCAGCAGGCAGCCTGGGCAGTGACAAGCGCGGGTGCGGTTTTACCAGCCGTGGCCGGTGTATGGGGCATAACCTATGAAAACAATCGCTGTCATGGTCGGCGTCTCTGTCTTTTTGTTCTGGTTGGTCTGCGTGGCGTTTTCAGTTGTTGCCCAGATTATTAATGGGTTTGGTTACGGGGAGGAGGTTGAGTAGATGCAAAGTGACAAAAAGCCGGAATGGAAACACGTCATACCTTTTGAGCAATTTTCTGTGCTGATCAGTTACAGCATCAAGAAGATTACGCACCATTGGAGAATGACCGGTAACGATACCTCAGAGAATTGGTGTGAGCTTCATTATGATGACAGCAATGGCAAGAGCAAATCAATGCGTATGCCGTTTGGATTCGATCAATACTTCAAGTTCGCACCAGATCATCGCAGTCTGTTTTCTGAAACATTTAATGCAGAACGGGCAAGAGCTGACTATGATGCGATTGTAAAGTGGGAGAAAAGGAACGCGCGAGAACTAGCCGAATACAAGCGGTTGAAAGCTAAATTTGAAGGTGGTGATAATGGCCAAGATTGAAGCATTGCCAGGACGAAAGTGGGGAGCCGATGCCGCGTTAAAATCGGCTATGGAAGAGCTTGGGCCAGATGATCAGGTGTTGATCCTGGGTGTCGTTAACAACGCAGACGGCACAAAGCAGCGTGTATTCCGATCTGCAAATATGACGCAAGGCGAGGCACTTTTTGAACTGGAACGCAAGAAACTGGATCTCTTTATTGATTTAGATCAGGAGGCATAAGTGTCTAAAAAAATCAAAATAACCATGCAGGACATTACCAACACAGCGAGTAAAAACCTGCTTAACATGGCAACAACCGTCGATAGCACCGTGGCGATTATCGGCGGAATCCCGGAAGACGACCGTGAAAAACTGACTACGGCGGCAGCGGAAAGCCTGGGGCATGCCATTACCACCCGATACCAACCGCGGATTGAGTTACACGACGATCACAAAACGATCGGGATTGATCAACGGCTGTACGTGTTCAGCCCTGCGGAGTTGGTTAATTTCGTGGCCGATCTCGTCAATAGTCGTCGTTGACATTGTTGATTTTTATCTTTATTGTGTGAGTAAGTTAAGTAAACAGAGTAAACCGGGAGCTACACAAAATGAGCGTAATACCATTGCCGCAGCAAAATGGACTCGTCAGGGTAGCGACCCCAGAACAGACGACGCAGATGTTAAATCAGCAGCAGTCTGAGGGGGTTCCGCAGCGTTCACCGTTGCCCCGGTTGGTCTCGTATTTTATGGATCGGTGGGAGTCAGCCAAGGTTGCTAAAGACCCCATTGCCCGTGAAATGTTCAAGAATATGCGCCGTCGGCGTGGCCAGTATGAAGCGGACGAAATTGCCGCCATCATGGAGATCGGCGGTTCTCAGGGCTTCTACCGGCTGGTTCAAACCAAATGCAACGCGGCTGCAGCCTGGATTCTCGATATTATCCTGCAACCTGGCGACAAGCCGTGGGGCCTCGACCCGACACCTATCCCGCAAATCCCCCCTGAAAAAAGCGACGAAATCAAGGCACAGATTCAGCAGTTCCTTGTTCAACAGGCGTTGGCGGCGGAAATGGCGACCGGTCAGCCAGTGAACATTGCGACACTGGCCAAGTTGATCAAGTCAGAAATGGCCGCAGCACAAGACGACATTCTCAATCAAGAACGTGAATTCGCCAAAGATACGGCGAAAAAAATGGAAGATGTGATTGAGGATCAGCTTGTCGAGGGCAAGTTTTACGAGGTGTTGCCGCAAATCGTTGAGGATTTGGTGACAACCAAGGCGGCCATCATGAAGGGGCCGGTCATTCGGCGCAAGCAGACGCGCGGATGGAAACGCAAGCCGGACGGATCACACGAAATGGTGGTTGAAAAAAAGCTGGTCAAGGACGTTGACCGCATTTCTCCGCTGGATTACTACCCTGCTCCCGGATCAAAAGGACCACATGACGGTGCCCAAATTGTCCGTCATCGTTATACACGCAAAGACATTTTTGAGCTTATCGGCGTTCCCGGCTATGACGAGGCGGCTATTCGCAAGATTCTCAAAAAGCACGCGACACGCGGCCTGAAAGAATGGCTGTGGTCTGATTCAGAGCGGGAAAACCTGCGGCAAGACAACAACTACCTGTCCACAATCGACGACACAAAGATCGACTGCCTGGAACTGTGGGACTGTGTGCCTGGTTCCATCCTCAAAGAGTGGGGCATGAACGGCATTGACGACCTGCAGGCGGAATATGAAATCAACGCCTTTATGGTGGACGGTGAGATTTTCCGCGCCGTTCTGAACCCGGACAAGCTGGGGCGTCGGCCATTCTCAAAAGCATCGTTCCTGGAAGACCCGGACGGGTTCTGGGGTTGGTCAATCCCGGATTTGTGTGAAGATGATCAGGTCGCGTGTAATACCCTGTTCCGTGGCATTCAAAACAACTCGTCGCTGGCATCCGGTCCGATGATCGAGGAAAACGTCAGCCGTCGCGCCCCAGGCGAAGAGGGCGGCATCTACGCCATGAAGACCTGGGAAGTCACCGACGAAATGATGACCGGCCAACCAGCGGTTCGCCTGTATAACGTGCAGTATAACGCCGACAAAATGCTGATGGTCCTCAAACAATTTGCGGAAATGGCCGACGAACACAGCAATATCCCGGCCTATGCACACGGTAGCGAGAACGTTGGTGGCGCTGGTGATACCGCGTCCGGCCTCAATATGCTCATGGCGGCGGCAAGCAAGGGAATTAAGACGGTCGTGCGTAACATCGACACGGCCCTGCGCGACATGCTGACCCGCTACTATGACCACAACATGCTCTACCACGAAGACAACAGCATCAAAGGCGATCTTCGGGTGGTTGCGCGTGGTTCTACGGCACTAATCATCAAAGAACAGACGACAATTCGACTCAAGGAGTTCTTGCAGTTGGTTGACAGTAGCCCGAATTTGACCGGCTTGGCAGGGCGAGAAGGGCTTACGCATCTGGCGAAGGAAGCGGCAAAAGGAATGAATATCGAGCCAGACAAGGCGTTTCCTGAGCAAATTATGGACCAGATGATGCAACCGGCGCAAATGCGGCCTGAAAACGGCGCAACATTGGACGCAGCAGGAAACCCGGTGGCTGGTGGCGACGCCAACCAAGTACAGGGGGTGCAGGTTGGTTAAAAGTGAAGAGGTTGCGCTGTCAATGATTGCCCTGTCAACTACCGATCAGGGCAGGGTCTATGTTGAGCATCTTGCAACCATGCTTGCCGATGCGGACAAGCGTTCTCGCAAGATGGTTGGTGATGAGTTGTTGGTCGAGAACGGTAAGAGACAAGTTCTTGAGACGTTGTTACACGATTTCGAGACGGCACGCGACGTAATGGTGCGCTTTGAGAAAGCCAAAAAGAAGGGGCAGCAATGATTCCAGAAAACATGACGCCGCTGGTAGATCGTCTATTCAGCGCAAAAGAACCGGGAAAGATCGTCCTCAACTGTGACGGCGGTAAGGCAAAGAAGATTCGCGTCCAGACGGTGCGCAAGTTTTTTAATGCCGATGATCTCCATGGACACCTGGATGAATTGGGACGTGACCGTGTGAGCGCAAATATTGAGTTGGAGCCTGACAACCGTGGTGGGGTCACTGCGGTTGTTGACCGGTTTGTTTATAGAGGAAGATAGTCTAACCTTGCCATAAACGGCGAGTGAAACGAAGTCCGATTTAATGGCGTTGTTATACGCTGGGAGATGAAGAGATGGTGGTGCATTTTGATGATGGTAGGCACTTCTTAATGCCAGTAAGCGGCAGGCATACGCGCAGCCCTTGCGGTCTATCGTTTCAGGACAGTTACAAGCCTGATGAAAAAAGGCACACAAGAGACAAGAGCAAAGTAACGTGCAAAAAGTGCCTAAAGACGTTTGGCGTATAACGGTAATTGATAAGCGGCAGGATAATAATCTATGAAACATGATAACCATTTTACAATTAGCACCATGTTAAACCCTGTCCGATTGATCTTATGGCTAGGTGCGCTGTTTTTTGACAGGGCATTTATTCACTACTGGGTGAGGCAGCGCAGCAATGGGAATCAGACGACGACAGAGCATTATGTGAGAGTCTTTGATATTAAGATCCCGCTTTTCACGAAGATTGTTAATCACTTAGAGAGTGAGAACACGAGAAATAACTAACAAAGACATAACCGGCTAATTTAGCCACAAATACAACCGAATAGAACCTTAACGAAAAGGGTCAACTTCCCAGCGTAACTGCTTGGTCGTTGGCCCTTTTTTATTTTCATCACCGGCAGAACACCTCTGTTGAGGCTCTGCCCGAACCCGGAACACCTCACAAGAGGCTCCGATGGAGGATCACATGGCATTACCGAAGGCCGTACAGGCACAGGCAGACGCAGCAAACAAACTGATTGATGGCTCAAGCGGCGACCAGCCAGGAGAAGGGAATACCTCACAGCAGGCTCCTGAACCTGAGCAACAGCAACCGGCACAACAGCCGAGCCAACCGCAGCAACAGGCGGCACCGGCACCGTCGGTTATCGACGCACCAGCAGGCCAGCAACAACAGGCGGCTCCCCGGGGGAATACCGACCAGTTAATGCAAGAGCTTGAGACGTTACGCCAGCAATTCAAGGTGTTGCAGGGCAAGTACAACCACGAATTGCCCCAATACGCCAACCAGTTGCGCGACCTGCGCGAACGCAACGCTGAACTGGAAAAGCAGATCGAGGAGGGAGCCGGGGCCAACGACGTGTCAAGCGCCGTCGAGACGCTGAAAGAGGTGTTGGACGACGAGAGCGTCAAAGCCCTGCAAGCCATTATTCGCGGCGAGTTGGGGTCGGTTACAAAGCGGTTGGAAACAATCAGCGGTGACGTGCAGCGCACCCAGCAGACCACGACAAGCCAAGTGCAGTCAACGTTCTACGGGACGCTGAACAGCATGGCGAAAAACTGGCAATCCCTCAACAACGATCCAGGTTTCCGTCAGTACATCGAGAACACGGCACGGCAAGGCAAAGCCCTGTCTCAACTGATTCAAGAGCGTTTTGCAGCCCTGAACGCGCCCGGTGTTGCCGAGATTTTCAACGAGTACGACGCAAAGCGTCAACAGCAGCCACAAGCCAACCAGCTCGACGGACAGATTATGCCGGGGCAGGGCGGCGGTGGCGTCAACCTAAACCAAACGCCAGCAAGGATGATCACGCACGACGAATACAATATGGCCTGCTTGGACCGCTCTCGCGGAAAAATTGACGAGGCGGTATTCAACAAGATTCAGGACCAGTATTACGCCGAAAACGGGATCTCCTAGCGGCAACGGAGATTAAAACAATGAAGAAGATTTTTGGAAATGCCTTTTTGCTGTGGAGCTTGCTGGCGGCTGTCGCCGTGGCTCTGTTCCCGCTGACCGGGTTTGCTGAAACTGCGGCAACCGGCGGCTTTGACTTGATGAATGCCTTGCCTCTGCTGGGTCTGGCCGGAACGATCACCGCCAGCACGCAGAACCCGTCTGCCTACGGTTCAGGTACTTACCCGCAACGCGGTGGAGCGACGCGAACATTTATCCCCCAGGTGTGGTCCGGCAAATTGACGGAAAAATTCTACACCGCCACGGTGTTCGGTGAAATCGCCAATACCGATTGGGATGGCGAGATTAAGAACCAGGGCGATGAAGTTATCATCCATAACCTGCCCGACGTTACGATTGTCGATTACGAGAAGGGCCAGACCATCGCGTATGAAGACCTGGACGCTGAGAACACCAGCCTGACGGTCGATTACGCAAAGATGTTCGCCTTCAAGTTGGACGACATTGACCGCATTCAGGCCAGCCGTAAGCTGATGGACGATTGGGCTGGTGACGCTGGCGAGCAAATGAAGATCAAGACCGACTATACCGTGCTGAATACGGTGTACACCAGTGTCGATGCCGACAACCAGGGCGCGACTGCTGGCCGTATTTCAGGAGGTTTTGACCTCGGTGGCATCACCGGTTTGTCGATCACCAAGGACAACATCCTTGATTTGATCGTTGACCTTGGCACCGTTCTTGATGAAGCCGACGTCCCCGATACGGGCCGCTGGCTGGTGCTTCCGGCGAAACTGTGCGGCATGATCAAAAAGTCCGACCTCAAGGATGCGTCGATTACCGGTGATGGTGAATCCATCCTGCGTAATGGTCGTCTTGGCATCATCGACCGCTTTGTTCTGTATAAGAGCAATCAGTGTCCGCTGGTCGCAGAAACCACAACCAACTGGAAAATCATGTGCGGCACCAAGCATGCGATTACCTTTGCGTCCCAGATTACCGAAGTACAGCACTTCGACAAGCTGGAAACCACCTTCGGTCAAGCAATGCGCGGCCTGAACGTGTTCGGTTTCGACGTAATCAAGGGCGATGCAATGGCACTGGCGTCTGTCGCTGCCGCATAACCAATAACGGTAACGGTGCTGTGGCCTAACCGCTGCAGCACCGTTTAACAGGAGATACAAAACATGGCCAAAACTGCAGAAAAAAAATCTTTGCGCTACGTCGTTAACGTCAAAACAGGCGTGCCGTTTGTCATGACGGCGCACATCAAGCAGTACATGCACAAGAAAAATATGAAGGACCTGCGCTTGATGCCGGTCGGTTGGAAACCTGGCGATGATTATTCAGTGGTCGAGGAAGACATGGAACTGTCCGATCAGATGATTTCAACGCTGAGTAAAACCCTGGCGGCGAAACTCGGTGACGCAGCGACGGAAGAAGATATTCGTCTGGCGATTGGTGAGATTACCGGCACCACCCCGGCACCTTCCGACGATGAAGTGTCGTTGAGCGATCCGAACTCCATTCAGAGTGTTATTGCCGTTGTCGCTGAAATGGACCCGGACAACGCAGATGAATACACAAACGCTGGCAAGCCTGACCTGCGCATTGTCAGTTCTCGGGTCGGTCGTCGTGTCACGTCAGCAGAGCTTGACGAGGCCCTGGAAACCATGAAAGCCGAAGTGGTGGAGTAATCCATGACTCTTGCGGAGATTCTTGAACAGGCCCGGTCGTTGTTGGATGACGAAAAAAACGACGCCTATCCTGACGACAATCTATGGAAAGACGCTGAGTTGATCCGGTGGGCGAATTGGGCGGAGCGTGAAGCCTGCATTCGCGCAAAGCTGTTGTTTGATAAGACCACGGCAGGTCTGGCCGTATATACCCTTGGTGCCGGTGAGTTTGAGGCAACCATGGACAGGCGGGTTCTGTTCATTGAACGGGCGTGGTTCGACGGTGAGCCATTGGCCGTGACCGATGAAGACCAGTTGCGTCACTGCTACGGCTCACGCTGGGCTAATAGAACCGGGACGCCGCAAGCCTACTATACAACCAATGGTGTTATCGGTCTGTTCCCCAAGCCATTAAACGGCGGGGAACTGGCAACGCGGTGCTGTCGACTGCCGTTGACGCCGATGAACTCAATCAACGACACCCCGGAGATCCCGGAGCCGTACCACATGGGACTCGTTGAGGGAATTTTATCAAAAGCCTACATGAAGCAGGACGTGGAAACGCTGGATAAGCAGGCTGCCGCAGACAATGCCGCCGTGTTTGCGGCAACGTTCGGTGCGCAGATTTCAGTGAAAACACAACAACATCAACGCAGCAGAACGCCAAAAACAACCAAGTACAGGGTGGTGTAGATGGCAAAGCCGACCTTTGGAAAATTTCGTGGGCTGGATAACAAGAATCAGCCGGAGAAGTTAACCAGCCTGACCAATCATGAAGCGTGGTTGACTCAGGCAGAGAACGTAGACATTTCGGCAAAGTTCTCTATTTCTCGCCGTAATGGCTTCCAGTTAAAGGTCGGTGGTGATTTCCATTCACTATGGACGAACGCTGCCGGAACGCTTTCGTTTGCGGTCAAGGATCGTGAGCTTGTGCGTATATCAGCAGACCTGGCGATAACAGCCCTGCTTACGATGAGTCACCGGCTTGTTTCGTATGCTGATACCGGTGCCGGGATCTATTTGACCGACAACAACGTTATGGTGCGTACAGATGGTTTTACAGCGGTAGAACTGGCTCAAGCAGGAACCTACGATTTCAAGACAAAGACCTCTATCAACCAAGAAGATGATCAGGATTTTTACAGTTCCCCTCCCCCTGGAAAACTTGTTGTCTGGGCGTTTGGGAGGTTGTGGGTAGTGACAGACGATGCGATCTATTACAGCCGCCCGTATGAGCCAAACCTGTTTGATCTGCGCAAAGACTATTGGCCTCTTGAAAACGTCACCATGTTGGCTTCCGTGGATGACGGTTTTTATATCGGCACAGATAGCCAGGTGATGTTTTATGCGTCAGGAAACCCGAACGAGCCAGCGTCAATGAAGGTTGTCAGTAATGCTGGGGCTATATATCGAGCAGTAGTTGAAGCTGACGCCAGAGACTTCGGACTCAAGGATGTCACTGGAAAGGCTGTTGTCTGGGAATCACAGAATGGTAAATGCCTTGGGCTTAATGCAGGGCAAGTGTTGGAACTAACAACGGGCCATGTGTCGTATGACGCCGGAGAGCTTGGTGCCATGTTTCTGCGCGAACAGAACGGACAGCGCCATGTGGTGTCAACCGTTGCCAGTAGCGGTGAAGGTAGCAATATGCGGGCAACTGATAAGGCGTCAGCGGTAGTGATCCGCAATGGGATTGTTCTGGCATAAGAATAAACCAAGTAAACTATGGAGTTCATTATGGACGTAAACACAAAAGAGAATAAACAGGTTGATCCGGGTATTGATTCTGGATTTAAGGCGGGTGGTGTCTTTCATTTTAAACTGATCCGCGATGGCAAGGTAATTGATACGTGGGATGACCACAATATCGTTGTTAATGAGGGTTTGAACTATCTGCTTGCCGCTTCTCTTGGCGGAGAAACACAACAAGCAAGCTGGTATATTGGCTTGTTCAGTGGCAATTATACACCAGTTGCAACCCTTACGGCGGCCACCGTTGCCGGTAATGCAACAGAAAGCATCCTGTACGACGAAACAACCCGTCAACAATGGGTTGAGCCTGGTGCGTCAAATCAGGAGATTACCAATTCCGCCAGCCCGGCATCGTTTACCATCAATGACACGGTAACGATCTATGGAGCGTTCCTTATCAGCGATTCAACCAAAGGTGGCACAGCAGGCAAATTATTTGCTGCCGCACGGTTTGCTGCTTCGAGAGCGTTGATTGCAGCAGATGTGTTGCAAGTCACCTACACGGTTGGTGCTGCGTCAGCCTAAATAGAACTGGCTTAAATTGATGGAGAAGCCCTGCCTTCTGGGTGGGGCTTTTTTTATATGAGCAATCCTCCACTTAAAATTCTGACAATTGGTGTTGCCGACGGATCAGCAATCGTGTTTGCGAAGAATAAATTCAAGCAACTTGAGCGGATGCGGTTGTCGTCAAACATGGCATTGGTTCAAAAGCGCCTTGTTGTTGGCGGCCAGCGGGTATTTATCCGCTCGTCGAATTGGAGCAACGTTGTCATGGTGGAAGGGGCAATAGCACAAATCTATCTCTACGGGGCAGAACAATACGGCCTCTACTCCTATGACAACGACACCATGACCAAGAAGGGTGGCATGAGTGAGATTGTCTATCTTGCTGATGGTGATATCGATTCAATGGCAACGCCTGTTGCGCGTGATCTGTTTATCACAACTGCATACCACCTCAATCACGATAAAGTCTTTGTTGATCCGTTCCTTGAAACTATCTTTACGGTTGGTGCCGGAGAAATCTCACAATATCGACAGGACGACAGCGGCGTATTAACGCTGCCTGGGACTTTGCAATGGTTATTGGACACAGCAGGCGTCCAAAACCCATTCCTCTATCTTGGCGGCATTGAACACGCCGAGTTGTGGAACAGTTATCGCGGCGTTTATTTCTATACGCTTAACCCTGCGAATAGCAACTTTTTTGAATCGTTCCGGTGGCGACCGTCAATTGTCTTTAAGGAGCCTGGTAACGGGTCTATGATTGAGCCAGGGCTATATTATGGCGGCAATGATCATTTGTATGGTGGTGGCGACAACCTGCAGGCGACTGAGCCAGCAAACAGTATTGACGTGAGTTTTGTGTCACTGATGAAAACACTCAACGTCAACCCGGTTATTTATCAACATGGCTATGTTGAGCTATTGAAAGGAATTAATGGTTCTGAGTGTGCCGTTGTTGCGTTGGTCCTGTCGTCTGGGAATGTGGCTGATATGCCCAATCAGCAAGACTTGATCACGCTCGATGTTGGTTATTACTACACGGCCACTGTGATGCAAGGCAGCGAACATTGTTTCAGGTTTAATGTTTATGACGACTTTGGGACCACTGATTTAACCGTGGATGCGTGGTCAACGCGCTTTATCGGTAAACAGACTGACCTTGGAATAGATACCGGTGATACGTTTGGCGTTGTTATTTCGTCTGCAACAAAGCTGCAGGTTTATTTCTGTACGGCAAATATTACCGACACTGGAATCGGAAAGTATTCGACAAAGATTTATGACTCGCCAGGTAAGGCGTCTCACTCTATATCAAGCGACGGACGACACGTTGCCATATTCAATTACGATGGTGCCATTATTTCCGACGTAGTTGTGTTTGACCTGCAGGCCAGGGAAGATGACCCGGAAGGCGCACCGTTCGTTCAAATTTGTTCATCAACAGTTGTTTCTCAGGTCAGTGGTTTAGGTGGGGCGATTATTCCAAAACGCCTGGAAGAAGATTACCGGAACACTCTAGCCGGTGAGGTGCCACAACTTGTTTCATCCGGTCAGAGTGATGTGAGATTTGAGCCAGCCATGGGTGGGGTTATCACCGGATCGCCATTTGAAGCGTTCGGGCTGTGGGGATGGAAAGTTTTGTGCGAAGATGGTATTAACGCCACCGCTAAAATGATGCGACCGTCTTGTCTCGGCCACGGCGTTACGGTTATTAAACCAGTTGATAAGGATGCTCCAACAAGTTTGTATATTGGTGGTAATACCTATTCAGCAGATACCTTCTTTGGCGTAATAGGAAATCTGCCTTATCTCTTGGCTGCTGGTTTGCGTGACCCGGTGAATCCGATCATCTTTTTAGCCAAGTGGGAAACAACAGATGGTGAGTCTGTAGCGCGTCCTGTCGCGGTCAGCGGGACAAACATCGAAGTTACCTATGGTGACACTCTGCCGGATATTTCAATCAGTCAGGGCGTGTCTGGGAACTATTACGCCAATGACGGTGTTGGTGATGTGATTATGACCTATTCCGGTGACGGTGAGTGGGTGGCCGATCCTGAATATGTCGGAGGATATCACGTTGAATTTGATCGTGACCAGTGTGGCGATACGTTTTCAGGCGGGGTGATTAACGCATCGTCCTCCTGTGGGCAGACGGCAGAGCCGGTAACGATTGACGGCGATGAAGGAGCCGAAGAGTTCACGGCGACGGTGGATGACATTGTGTGGCTGGCGGGTGGAACACCACCATATAGTTACCAGACCAGCTACGACGACACGATTTACGGCTATGACACGGACATTGGGTATCGACTGTTTGATGTAGGCGGATGTAGTGATTCTTTGTCTGTGACGTTTTTTGATACGTGTGGTCGAGAGATAGGCCCAATGGATCACCCTGAAGACGATAGCGAACCGCTTGAGATTGTTGGACCAGAAGATATTTCGGTTGGCAGCAATTACGGATTCAGGGGCGGTTGCCCGCCGTACACGTTTGATATCTCATGTGGAGTGATTAACGAGTCAACCGGAAAGGTAACAAGCATAGCCGAGTGCTGTGGGACAGGGACCGTTGCGGTAACAGATGCGCACAACAACTCTGCCTCAATGGAGGTCCGTTTCCCTTCTGGGCAGTGGGTGAGAGTTGCTGCCGAGCAGATCAGCCCAAGCTACACAGGAAACTACGGCATGGTGACTATCAGTGGTGGGACGAAATTTATTGAACACGTTGCGTGTTTGTCACGTGAGTCTTGGGAAGATGAAGACGGGGATATTCACTGGGGTGGGATTTGCGAGTCAGGATATGGGTGCGCACACTTTTTTCCAGATGAAATTTTAATGTCTGATACGCCGTGTCCATATGGCGGCAGTGAGTATTGCAATGATGATATTCCGAACCTTCCTGGGGGGAGGAAGGAAAAGCTGTATTGCCCTGTTCTTGCAGGGACAGAAACCTACGAATGGCAGTGCTTATGATTGCAACTGTAATTTACCAGACAGCAGAGTTTGACAACCCTGAAAACGATGACCTGATTTCCAATAATCTTGGCTTGCCGCTGCTCAACTATCAATCACGTCGTGACTTGCTGGTCGAGTTCTTGACAGAGCATGAGTTTAGCGAGCATGCCTATACAGCATGGGTAGCTGAACGGATGCGCCAGCAACGTGAAGATGAAGAGAAAGAGCAGTGCTTTGAATGTGAAGAGGTCAAACAGCCATCCATGGCAGACCAAGCAAAGTCGTTCACCTCAGCGGCGGTGCAACACGCCAAGAGCGGATTCAAGAACGTAGACAAGGCGACACTGGCAGAGCGTAACAGGATTTGTGAATCCTGCGGACTGCTCGGCACAGATGGTAAGATGAAAGACCGTTGTCAGGTCTGCGGCTGTTACATGAAGATCAAAGCGCGATGGGCCACATCAAAATGCCCAAAAGGAAAATGGTTGAGTATTAAATAACGGAGGATAGGACATGGTGGAAGAAACGTTAACCGAGTCAATAAATCTGTCAGCAGACAGCACTGACGGCAACATTGCTGCAAGCAGTACCCTATCCGATGGCGTGGAGTTGTCAGCAGACAATATAATCACGTTCGCAACACTGGACGGGACATTGCAAGAGGTTGTCAACGTCACAATGTCGGTTGATATGGAACGCTTTGTTCCTGGAATTATCGTTGATAGCGTTACAGCAACCATTGAAATATTGACAACAGGGGTTTTCGTTGCGTCAAAAGAGGAAAGACTCTCTGTTTCATCGCGGACAACCCTTTCATTTCTTGGGGAAGTGATTGAGTCAATTACTGCATCATCATCGACAGGGTGCAGCAAGGTGTCAATTGTTGAGATTGTCAACAGGGTCACAGCGAGTGAAGATCTTGGCAGTAAACTGTCGGCGGTTGGCGTTATCGTTTCTGCACTTATGGCCAGTGATGCTGTCACACGCGGAATGTCGGCGTCGGTTATTGAAAATGCCGCGTTTTCAACCGTGTTCACAAACAATATCATTGCAGCCACCGAGTTGGTTGAGCAGTCAATTATTGCTGAACACTTGTCATGTTCAGCACTTATCTCAATACCAATTGACGATCAGATTAACCTGAGTAGTGATATTGACCTTAGAGCAATTCTGTCTGCTGCAATTTCTGATGGGCTTTGTTTTACAATTTCATTTGATAACGGTGGCTACCAGTGGCAGGGATGGTGCATGAATGCCGACAACTTTGGCGTGACAGGCTATGGCGAGTACCCGTTTAATTCGTTCGCCAAGATCGACGGGAAGTATTACGGAGCCAATAGCAATGGCCTGTATCTTCTTGAGGGGAGCAATGACGATGGAGAAGCAATTCCAGCCAAGGTGATGTTGGCCGCGACTGACTTTGACGAACCGAGGAAAGGAACGATCCGTGATGCGTGGCTCGGGTTACGCAGTGACGGTGAGGTGTTTTTTAAAACGTTAGCCGACGACAACAAGGAACGTTGGTACAGGACTCATGCAACAAATGAACACCTCGACAGAACCAGGGTGAAATTGTCGCGTGGTGTCCGGTCAAACTACTGGCAGGTTGGCTTAGAGAATATCGACGGAGCAGATTTTGAACTGAGCAATATTGAGTTGATTCATGTTGTTCTGAGCAGACATTAGGAGGAACAATGAGTGTTGCTGACCAGATAGAAGACCAGATGGAAGAGGCGCAAAACTATGCCGATCAGGCGTTTAGCCGCGCTATCGAGTTGAATGATTCGCTCAAAGACGCATTACGGACAATTGCCGATGTTCCTCAAATCGGTTACAGCATTGTTAATCCTCCACATGTAGATGCAACGGTAAACCCGGCAGACAAACCGGCAGACCTGCAAATTACTGGGGTATTTTCTCCAGGGTTTGAGTTGCCAGGATTTACACCGCAAAATATTGCCGGTCCTGCAGATGTTGGTTTTAAGTCGTTTACTAAGATGGCACCAATACTGAGCATGCCACCACGTCCTGATGCGCTCGATGTATCTATGCCGGACGATCCAACCATCAACATGCCGACCATCCCTGATGCACCTGAGTATACGCTACCTGATGCACCGACTATTGCAAGCATCGAACTTCCGCAAATCCCAGAGTTTAAACAGGTTGCAGAATTCAATGAAAGTTTTCCAACCGCTGTTGAAGGGCCACGCATCCCGACGATGGTATACAACGAAGCAACCTATAAATCAGACCTGCAGGACTCCGCCGTAGCGTGGATACAAGACCAGATTGCCAACGGTGGGACCGGCCTTGGGATGGAGGTTGAGCAAGCACTTTTCGACCGAGCCGTTCAGCGTGAAACCGATTCAGCACGCAACAATATTGACAAGGTTAGTGACGCCTATGCAGCGTCAGGGTTCCCGCGTCCAAGAGGATCTCTGCAGGCGACACGACTTTCAATTGCCGCCGACTTGCAGAATCGAACGGAAGAATTGAGCCGTGAGATCATGACGGAGCAGGCGCGTCTTGCTCAGACAAACAGCCACTTCGCCATTGACAAGGCGTTACAGCATGAGGCAGTGGCTCTGCAACATTTCAATTCTGTCTGTGACCGGGCGTTTGAATTGGCCAAGTCGAAAGTCACCATTGCCATTGAAACCTACAATGCAATGTCACGCGACTATCAGTTACGTGTAGAGGCGTTCAAGTCTTCTGCGGCGGTCCATGAAATGCTGGTGCGTGCTGCCATGCTTGAAGCAGATCAGTACCGGGTGTTACTTGAGGGTAAAAAACTTGAATCCGATATTCAGGGCAATGAAGTAGAACTCTATCGCTCACAGATCGAGGCGGCAAACTCCATGGCTCGGTTTTACTCGTCTCAATTAGAGGCAGCGAAGATCGAAGCAGATATTGAGGCCCTGGAACTTGAAGTATTCAAGTCGCAGATCAGCGCCTATGTTTCAAAGATACAGGCCAAAGAATCAGAATGGTCTGCTTACCGGGCGGCGATTGATGGTGAAAAGGCCAAGGTTGATATTTTCCAAGCGGAAGTATCTGCCTACCAAGCCGACACATCAGCCAAGGTGTCTCGTCTTGAAGGTGAGAAGGTGCGGATTGACGCTGAAATCTCTACACAGAGGTTAAAACTTGACCAGATTAACAGCCAGATCGACCTATACAAAGCAGACATTGACAAACAAAAAGCCCTGATTTCCGGTCAGATTGATGCGTATCTCGCAAAGAATTCAGCTTATGTAGCAGAGATTGACAGGGCAAAGGCTCAGGCTATAAGCAATATAGAAACAGGGCGGCTCACAATGGAAGCGGCAAAGTTTAATGCCAATGAAATGAATAACAAGTTCGCCAGAGAGGCTGAAATACTTGCAGCACAGATTCGTGCTGGTATCGACGGGACAGCAAAAGGAAGCAATACCGCTGGAACTTTGGCCGCTTCGGCATTATCTCAAATAAACACAATTGCTCAGTTGTTGGGATAACAACACCTTTTATTTACTGAGTAAACCAAGTAATATAGAGCTACTTTTGGAGGTTGCTATGGCATATAAAGACGACGAAGAGAAACAAATCTTAAACATACCAGGTGCCAGCAGGGTGGCGCAAAAGCAACAAGCCAGCAGATTAGTGCAGCAGCAGCCTGTGATTGATGTTCCGGCCATGGATCGTCCGGCACGCTTTACCGACCCGGCGGCTGGGAACGTCGCTGACGAGCGCGAGTTCCGTGGTGATCCAAATATAATTCGTGCGGCGCAGCGCGGAGAAACACTGCAAACGCCTAATGAATTCTTATCAGCATTTCGCAGTGATGGACCGACCAATTATCTCCTTGGCGAAAGAAGTGGTGGCCAGCTTGTAACAGGTGAACAGAATGGTGGCGGTGTTATTCCAGACAGCAACAAGGCTGGTGGTCAGTCAGGAGAAGAAGCGGACAATCAAGCAGGAAACGGCGACGTTATCCCGCAGCAGCGTTATACCGAGATGGAAGATCCGCGCATTAACAAGCTGGGATTCAGGCGCATGGATGATACATGGGATACCAGACCTGGGCACCTCGGCATCTACACCAACCTCAATGACGGCGCATTTAACGCCGAAATGGACAGCATCAACAATACGGAGTCAGGTGGCAGTTTCAGCGTAGCGCCAGCCGAACAGATGAAGTCACAAGTATTCAGCCGCCGTATTGCCGGGAGGCTACCCAGCGGAGCCAGCTATGAATACTTCCTGAAGCCGGGAGAAATGACCGGCTATCAAGAAGAGGCGGTGCGGCAAAACCAACAAAACGCCATGCCTCAATTTAACGGCTCTGTCCATTCAGCACAAGCCATGCAGCACTACGAAGAAGCGAGGAAGCAAAACATCCTTAATGGCCTTGCTGACCATTTCAAAGACAGCGACCCGGAACTCGCCGCGCAGATGTTGGGAATTTCACGTAGTGGCAAAGGCGTTATTGATATGCCGGAGTACGGGGTAACAAGCCAGAAGACATTTGACGACATGGGCAACGTTGCGACTGAGACACCAGTGTTCTACAGCAAGAATGGGCCAAACGGGCCAGTCGCCTACAACATGAATGATGTGATTCAACGTCCGCAGCAATCGCAACCTGTTGATCGCCAGACGATGTATCAGCAGTTTGTCCAAAAGGCAAAGGCCGGTGTGGGCAATGACCAAAGCAAGCTTCCAGACGTTCTGGCAATGGCAAAAGACAAATATCCTGAATTTTATAACGAATCCGATTTTCAACTATAGAAAGGCGTGCCCATGGATAACGTGATCGACCCGCAAGAACGCTTTGACGGCGAGAACGACCTCGACAGTCTATTTGGCAACAATACACAGAGTCGCAACACATCGCAGGGGTTTGATGGTGAATCAGAACTCGATTCTCTTTTTGGCGGCAGCGGTACGGCAAGCAAGCCTGTAATACAGGAAGCGCCCGGCTTTTTCTCGAATATGGGGAATCTCGCCATCGAAGGGGGCAGGAGTGCGATTGCTGCGTCAAGAATTACCGATGATGTAACGACAGGGAACTTTGACGCAAACACGCCGGGTGTCATCAGCACGTCACTCAACCGCCAGCAAAACCGCTATACGCCTCCTGAGCTTAAAGAAACACAGGAAGCGTTCAAAGATGAAGCCAAAGCATGGGAAGAAGCGGACGGACTCTGGGAAGGGACAAAAGCCGGTGCCGGGTTTGTCGGTGAAATGGCACGGCAAGTGTTTACCAACCCGAAAGGATTTGCCTACCTACAGGCTGAACAGATTGCCAACATGGCCCCGGCGATTGCTGGCTCTTTGGCCGGTGGGAAACTTGGCGCATTGGCCGGGTCTGCAGTTCTCCCAGGACCTGGTACTCTTGCCGGTGGTGCGGTTGGCGCGGCTGGTGGTGCCTTTGCCGGTGGCTATGACATCGAAGCTGGGTCGGAGTTTATCGGCATGGTTGCCGAAGGTTTGGCCGAGCGCGGTCTTGAGCCGACCGAAAAGAACGTTGCTTACCTTCTCTCTGATGATCAGTGGCGCAATGATGCAGCACATAAGGCCCGTATTAAAGGCGTGACAACTGCCGGAACCGATGCGCTGTTGACAGTTGCCGGTGGCCGGGTTGCGTCAAGCGCTAAACGCGGTGCCTTCAATCAGGCACGTAAGACCCTTGGTGCCGGTGCCGCTGTCGAAGATGTTGCCAAGGAATCTGGGCGCATCTATAGCGGCATGTCAAAAACACAACGTGTGCTTCCGCAAGTATCCGGTGCAGGGATTGACATTGCCGGTGAGGGTTTATCTGAGGGTGCCGGTCAGTATGCTGCCTACGGTGAAGTCAACCCGCAGGACGTTGCACAGGAAACATTGGCCGGGGTCGGCGGTTCCGCTGGTGAGGCTATTGCCCTTGGTCGTGAGTTTTCGCGTGGCGTGATTAAAGCAGACACAACCGACATTGACATGATGCAGAACGATGGCGGTGTTATCCCCCAGGCACAACCCTACCTTGGCGAAGAAGTGGCCGGTGGCCAGGATTATGACCCGGTTAAATACGGTATGGAGCAGGGGCAATATGGCGAAGTCATCCCAACGATGACGCAACGCCCATCGCTCAACGACCAGCCTTATGAACCAGCCAAGACAGTACAGCAAACCGACATGGACATGACCGGTAATGCGCCAACGGCTGACGCCTATCTTGGTGAAGAAATTCCAGGTGCCAACCCCGACCTTGTACGCGCAGGACTGCAGCAAGGACAGTACGGTGAGGTAATCCCGACACGACCACAGCCAGAACCGGTCATCAATACAGAACTCGACGCCAAAGCCCATGAAGCGGCTACGTCTCCGTTGAATGATAAGCCGATCCCTACACAACAAGACGCAGAGAAGGGCAAGTACGAGAAGGGTAAACTTGACTTCCAAGGGCTGCCAATTTCCATTGAAAACCCTAAAGGTTCTGAGCGGTCCGGTGTTGATCCTGATGGAACGCCGTGGTCAGTTAAAATGCCAGCCCATTATGGAGAGATTGACGGTTCCAAAGGTGCAGACGGCGACCCGATTGATATTACAATCGGTGACAAGCAGGATTCAAATGCGTTCTTTGTTATCGATCAGGAAAACGCAAACTCTAACGATTTTGATGAACACAAAGTGTTTGCTGGGGTAGAGACCCCAGACGAAGCATATCAACTCTACCTGCAGAGTTTTAGCGACGGTAGAGGCAAAGACCGCTTTGGCGGCATGGCCCAGATGAATCGTGAGCAATTCGACGAATGGCTTGAGGTTGGAGATAAAACGGTTCGCGTCGGTGAAGGATTAAACGAGTCTGTTCCTGACCTTGAAAGACAAGAAGATTTTGACGTTAACGAGCAAGAGACAAGTCATGTTGTCGATCAAAAAACGCAAAATGTGGACGACAACGGAGTTGTTACAGACCATATTCCTGACGCCGGGGAAATGGTCAGCATTGCACCAGAACGCCAAGAGTTCATCAATAACAAGGTTCAGGAACTTGGCAGCGTTGAAGCTGTTGACGAGTTTTATGCCGACGACAGCCCGGTGAGCCAGTATGCGAAACAGAGGGCGCGTGATGTGTTTGGAGTAACGGGAGCGTTACCAGAATCAACAAACGATCAACAAAACAAGCCAAGTAAAATCGATACGTTGGACGTGAAACATGAACAGGAATCAAAGCCAAATCAAGAAAAATCGGCGGAATTTGTGGGCCGGAAATGGAAAGATCGGAATGGAGATACACGCCAAGTTGTCTCAGTCGCAGAGGATCGGCCAGACGGATGGCTGATGGTTTCAACGGAAGGAAAAAACTCCCTGAACTATATCCACGTTGAAGACATTCAGGGGGAGATCGACCGCGACGAGGCCAATTATAAACGCAACGCAGAGTTTTTGGCCGAAACTGAAAAGGCTGATAAAAAGGCCGCAGAGGATAAGGCAGCCAGTGAAGACATAGACGGTTTCCATGATGACAAGTCAGCTATGCAGCGCGGACGAACAATTAAGGCGTTGACTGGCAAACAGATACGCTTTAGCGATGGAACAATTGCGACACCGAAAGAACGTGTCAGAAAACTTGTTGAGTCTGGCGAGTTAAGCCTTGAAACGTTTGAAGAAAACAAGATCAAGCCCATGAGTCGCCGTGCGTGGAATAATGCAACACAGAGAGAACAGGACGCGCACGACGCTAAGGTGGCAGCGGCTGGAAAGAAAACTATTTACTTAGTGAATGGCTCCGACTTAGGCAAAACAGCCTATGACTATGCAGAATATTTGCAGAATAAAAAGTTGCAAAATGCAGAAAGAAACAGTCCATTAGTTAACGAAACTGCAGAAAGGTTAACTAAGGAACAGGGCGTAGTTAAGGAAAACTCCGCAACTTTAACTAAGGGCGACGCTAAGGAAAAGAAAGGCTACGGTTCCGACAACAAGCTGGTTACAAAAGACCGGGCCGAAGAGTTGCGTAAAAAGCTCCGCGAAAAACTGAACCAGCTCAATTCAGGCATTGACCCTGAAATGCTGGCCCTTGGGACAGAGCTTGCCGTATTCCACATCGAGGCCGGTGCGCGGTCGTTCACTAAGTTTGCCAGAACGGTTGTGGCCGAGTTGGGCGAGAGGGCCAAGCCCTACCTGAAATCGTGGTACATGGGTGCGCGTTACTTCCCTGGGCTTGACAGTAGCGGCATGGATACTGCGGCAACCGTTGAGGCGCTCAATATTGACGATATTACCGACGGAGTTGCGAATGCGGCAGAAAGTGATAAAGTAAAATTAGGAGAACATTACGCAACTGATGGAGGACGTTATGAGAATACAGGGGCAGTGGGCATACAAGGCGCTGGAGAATCTACAGGAGTTCAGGCCGAAGCAACTGGAGTCATTGGTCAGGTGCGTGCCGGTGGCTCTGGAAGAACTGTCGAGGACGTTTCGGCAGAGGCGGCCAGTTTTGCAGAAATGAAGGCGGCAGCGTCCGGTAATCCATTGGTTCTTGAAGAGGTGCAGCTACGCAAGGAGATTAAAGACTTGCGCGTGGACAAGGCCGCACATGATCGCAGCTTGTGGCGCTATCAAGACATGGTGCGAAAAGCGGAACACATTAACGCCAGAACAGAGGACGAAATTGCCGACATAGAAAGCGACCTGCAAACCGTTGAGGCCAATTTCAAGTGGCGCGACTCAAAAGAGTGGAGCCTTGAGGTTGACGGTAAAATCTTTGCCCCGACGATTAAAGAGGAAAACGGAACCGCAGCGGAAAAGAAAAAGATCGCCAAACAAAATTCAGACGCGATTAAGGCGGCCAGGAAGCGGGCCGGTGAACATCTTGTTGAGCAAATAAATGATTTCGTGGCGGCAAAAAGAACACTTGGCTCCCACGCTCTTGACGAAGTCCCCCTGTTAAAGTATGGCGGCATCGTCTTTGATATTGATTATTTTGGCAACGCTGGTGGGTTTGGCGTCTCAATTGTTGCAGATGACAGAAGTGGTCATAACCCCTCAGTTCTCTACATGGATAAAGATGTTGATGATGGGATTAGCGCCACTGGCTTAATAACCCGTCTGGACAACATTTTGACCGGGATACTTGACGGTGCCGAGCAACGCAAGGCCGAACTAGAACGCACAAGAAAACGTGTGCTGGCTGACGGCGTTGAGGCGAGAAAGAAGGTTGGCAAAGAGTTCGATGGCACTGAGCTTTTAAAACAAAAAGAGAGTCGCCACAGTGATGTGATGGCAGAACTCAAGGCTGCTGAAAAAGAGAATAGCGAAAAGACCGAGGCGAAAGACTTCACCCGCTGGATCAGACTCGGGGGGCCGACACCTAGTGTGCAGCCAGTTGGCCAAGATGCAGAAACACTACTTGGTCTTTCTAGGCCTGCAAATCTCAGTGATGGTGAGGGGCGGCTTTCGCTGCCCGTCGTCGAGAGTGTTGTTTCCGGTATCGTTGCCAGAAAGAAATGGCGGGATGTTGAAATTGTCGCCGTCGATAGGTTTGAATCTCTTCCTGATGATGTTAAGCAGGGAGTTAAGACGTATGGAGATGACACGCAAGGTCGCGGGGTTCTTCATAAGGGCACCGTTTATGTTGTGGCAGACGAACATTCAACCGAGGTCGACGTGGAACAGACAATTCTCCATGAGGTCGAGGGTCATGTAGGCGTCCGCATGTTCTATGGACACGCTGCAACGCAAATACTTAAAAAACTCTACCATGAAATTGGCGGAAATAAAGGTATTTCTCGTTTGGCTAAAAAGCGCGGGATCACTGAGTTGAAAAGCTACGCGAATATGTTGGCGGATTCTGAATACTCCGATGACCAGCGCGTTCGCATCATGATGGAAGAAGTATTTGCTCATATGGCTGAGTCGCCACGGTTTATGGACAAGGCAAAGGCTCTCTGGGGAGCTATCCGAAAACGCCTGCGCAGTCTTGGGTTTAAGCGTCTTTCTGAGGCGACAGAATCTGACCTGCTTTACGTTCTATCTCAAGGGAGGAAGCAACTTGTAAAATCGCAACAGGCTCATGATGATATAACCGCATTGCGCGTTGGCAGACCAACCGGAGGCGTAGGCCCGGCTGAATCGACACTCGCCAAGGCATCACCACGGATCAAGAACGCCGTGGACTATTTGCGCATGAAGCTGCAGGACAAGTTCATTCCCCTGCTCAACATGCAAAAAATGCTTGAAGATCGTGGTTGGGTGAAGAATGACGCCAACGACGCTTACCGGGCGGAAGAACGCTTTCACGGCAAAGCAGAGCGTCGTCTTGAATTGTTTACCGAACAATACGTTACACCGCTTATGGAAAAAATCAGTGGCAGCACGATCTCCATTGAAGATCTTGAATCGTACCTCTATGCCAAGTTTGCCCCGGAGCGTAACAAGTACATTGCGTCCATCAATGAATCCATGCCTGATGGTGGTTCCGGGATGACCAATGACGAGGCGCGGGGAATTCTGGCTGAATTTCAACGTTCCGGGAAAACCGGAGAGTTGGAGGCGCTGGCGCGTGAGGTGCGAAAGATCACCCAACTGCAGCGCGATATTATCCGTAGCGAAGGTCTGGAACTCGATGAAACCATGGACGCCTGGGAGTTGAACAATCTCAACTACGTTCCGCTAAAAGGTGGCCACGAAGAGACGGGCCGGGGCATCGGAACCGGTTTCAGCTTTAAACGCTCCGGGACAAAGCAGGCACTTGGGCGGCGGAGTAAGGCGGAAAACATCCTGTCTGAATTGTTCTCTCAAGCGGGCGCCACCATTGTTCGGGCGGAAAAAGCCAAGGTGCAGCGTGCATTCCTGGAAATGGTCGAGCAAAACCCGGATGAATCACTGTGGAAGGTGTACGACCCGAAGAACAAGGCCACCTTGCCGACCAAGAGGAAACTGAGCAACAACCCGGTACTCAAGCGGATCAAGCGGAAGATTTCAAAGCGCACCTATCTGCTCAACAACGGCAACCTTTCCGAGACAAGACGGGCTGCGGTTGAAGCGGAAATTGCTGAATTGGAAGTGCAGGCCAGCGGCATTAAAGAGCGGCTGGTAAAAGACGTGATTGACCCGTCGCTTCTGACCGGTGACAACGTGATGACCATCACCAGGGAGGACGGCAGTGTGGTCTATGTGGACATTGCGGACAACGACCTTGCCAGGGTCATGAAGAACATGACGCAAAACCAATACGGGCCAATCACAAAGGCGCTCGGTGTTGTCACCCGCTACTTGTCGCGCATGTCCACCAGCTTTAACCCTGAGTTTGTTGTTACCAACTTTGAGCGCGATATCCAAACGGCCATGGCCCATCTTGGCACTGAGCAGAGCGGCAAGCTGGCCATGCAGGTATTAAAGAGCGTGCCAAAGGCGATGGGTGGCATCCGCCGCAACTTGCGCAAAGGGGATAAAACGAGCGAGTGGGCCGTGTGGTATGAACGATTCCAGGACGCTGGCGCTCAAGTGTCGTTCATGGATTTGCGCGGTGTTGAGGAATGGAACAGACAACTTGCATCACTCGGCAAGAAGGGCGCTCTTGATGGCTCAAAGGCGACGGTTAAAAAGATTGGTGAGTTCATCAATGACTACAATACGGTTGTGGAAAACGCCGTCCGTCTGTCGGCCTTCAAAACGGCCATTGAATCCGGTATGAGCGAATCGGATGCGGCAAGCATGGCGAAAAACCTGACCGTAAACTTCAACCGCAAGGGTGAACTTGGTCCGGCCATGAACGCGCTGTATATGTTTGCCAATGCCGGGGTGCAGGGCAGTGCCAGAATATTGCAAGCACTAACCAACAAGAAATCACGCAAGCGTATGGGCAAGCTGATGGGGTCGGTGGTGGCCATGTCGTTTGCCCTGGCAGAGCTTAACAGGCTGTCTGCCGGTGATGATGACGATGACGAAAACCGCTGGGACAAGATCGGTGACTACACCAAACAGGTGAATTTGATCTTTGCCACGGACGAAGGGGAGTGGAAAATCCGCACGCCTTACGGCTACAACTCTTTTGTAGCCCTCGGCTATGCGCTCAACGACCTCTACCATTACTCAATCGGTGACGGCGGTAAAAGCCCAAGTGAGGTATCGTGGTTCATGGTCTCGACATTGAAGAACGCCTTTAACCCGTTGGGTGGCGATGAAAGCCTGATGAAAATTCTCTCGCCAACCATCACCGATCCGATTGTTGAATTGACGACCAATGAAAACTTTATGGGCGAGAATATCCGGCCTGAAAATTTCCAGTTCGGGCCACAGAAGCCGGACAGCCAACTTTACTTCCGCACTGTGTCGCAAGCGTCAAAATCTGTAACAGGATGGCTCAACAGGGTTACTGGCGGCAGCGAGTGGGAGCCGGGGATGATTGACGTTTCACCGGAAACTCTTGATCACCTGTTTGGGTTCGCCTTTGGCGGTGTTGGGCGGAGTGTTATGAGAATTGCTGATCTACCGGCAAAGATCACCAATGGTGAGTTGCAGGTCCGCAACGTGCCGTTCGCCCGTCAGGTCTACCAGGAAAAGGTGCCGTATGTTGATTTCGACCGCTTTTATGATAACATGAATAAAATCTCTGCAAGTCGGGCTGCGGTGAAAGAAATGCCGGTCAATCAGCGCCGGTCCTACATTGCAGACCATCCTGAGATAAGGATGGCGAAGATGGCTGGCCGCTACAACCGGCAGTTATCGAAAATGCGCGAACGCTATTATGCCTTAAAAGATAGCGGTCAGCATGAGCAAGCCAAGAACATGCAAGAGAGAATGCAAGCCCACGTCCTCCGGTTTAACAAGGTCTATAATGGAATCGTTGATTAGCGGTATTCTTACCGTGGCTGGTGGCTATGTTCTGGCGTTTTTCGGTGTCGTCAACACCTGCCCGAACTGGACGGCAAAGCAGTGTTATCTTGCTGCTGGCGTGATTACGGCATCACCCGTCATTTATTTGACGCTTTATGCCATGCTAAGTTGACATTGACACAGGGCGTGTTTTGTCGGATTATTGACGAGACATAAGAGTAAACCAAGTAAACTAAACCGACCTTCACGAAAAGGCGTTCTCCACATCAAAACAATGTGGGGTGCGCCTTTTTATTTATGGGTGTAGCCGTGAAAAAAGTCGTTATTGATCCTGGGCATGGTGGGAAATTCACAGGGGCCATGTGTGATGGTATTGCCGAGAAAGATGTGAACATGGCGATTGCCTTACTGTTGGCGTCGGAATGTATGCAGCGCGGCGTTAAGCCTGTCCTTACGCGTTTTAACGATGTTCACCTGTCGGAAGACATCAACGATGACTTGCAGAAGCGCTGCAACATTGAACACGAAGAACATCCCGACCTGTTTATTTCGATTCATTGCAACAGCTTTTCAGACCCAAGCGTAAACGGTTTTGAAATCTTCACCACACCTGGCGAAACAGGTTCAGACCGTTATGCAACATCCATCTTCAATACCGTAAAAAATACATTCCCAGCATTGAACTACAGACCTGACCTGTCTGACGGAGACGTTGACCGGGAAGAAAACTTCAAGGTTTTGCGCGGCACAAAGGGACCGTCAGTTTTGATTGAGGCGGGCTTTCTTTCTAATCAGTCAGACTTTTCGCGGCTGGTTGATCGGCGCTTTCGCAGGGCGCTTGCTAAGGCTATTTGCACAGGATTCTTAACTGCACAGGAGGCTTAAACAATGAGCGGTCTTTTTCGATCAGTGCGTTCAGCACTGCTTAATCATCTATTCGGCAAGGCGACGATGACGCCACCAGCCATTTACCTTGGGTTGTCGTCAACAACACCGAATAGTGACGGTTCAAACATTTCAGAGCCGACAGAGGGCGGATATGCCAGGGTGGCCACGTCTGCAGGTGATTGGTCGGTTGCTGTTGATGGTGACCCGTGTGTTATCACAAACACGGCACAATTCACCTTTCCACGCGCTCTTGGTAATTGGGCCGGTGGTGAGATCCTTACAGATGGGGTTTTGTTTGATTCTCCTAGCGGTGGGGCAGGCATTGGCGCAGGAACGCTTAAAGTGCAAAAACCTGTCTTTACAGATGACACAGCGCAATACCCGGCAGGTTCTATAACCATCACCATGGGAGGATCGGCGTAATGTTTGACCTCGCTGTGGCAGGAGCCATCATTGTTATTTTGCTTGGTGCTATTGGCTATCTCGTTAAGAGAATTATCGGTTCTTTTGACAGGGGAATCGACAAAACTGCTGCAGCACTGGACAGGTCGATCAGCAGGGTAGAACAAACTGTCGAGAAGTTCAGCGACGAAATGAAAGAGGAGTTCCGGCGTGTTCACGCGCGGCAAGATGGGCTAGAGAAAGTAACATCGGAGTTGCTAGGCGAACACAGGGTGTTAACCAATAGTGGCACAAAGCGGTGCTAGGTAGGTAGTGATGGGGTTCTGGGAATCTCTAGCAGAGGGATCATTGAAAGGCTTGGTTGGTGGCATAGGCGATTTTGCAAAAGACATTCGCACAGCAATCACCGGCAAAGAAGCTCTTTCAAGTGAGCAGCAAATTGAGATTATTAAGCAGGCCAATGCCCTTGAGAATTTGGCAATCGACCTTGAAAAATCTGCTGCAGATGGGCAAATCGCGCTAAACAAACTTGATGCACAAAGTGGAAGTATGTTTAAGGGCGGGTGGAGGCCAGCTATTGGATGGATTTGTGCGCTCGGACTTGGTTATTCCTTTCTGTTGCGGCCACTGCTCCCGTTTTTTGTCAAGGTTTTGTGTGAGATTTTAAGCATAAATGTTGAAATACCAACGCTGCCAAAACTCGATATGCCTGAACTTTTTGCCATGGTCATGTCGTTACTAGGGTTTGGTGGCCTAAGATCGTTTGAACGGCTGCGTGGGGTAAATGCAAAATAGTTTGATCGGAGTAGCCCATGGTTTTTAAGGACCGGGTAAAGGAAATAACACGCACGGTTGGCACGGTTGACTATGACGTAGATGGTGCTTACGCGACGTTTCAGGGCTTCAATGCGTTCACCGATGGTGATGAAACCTATTACTGTTGCGATGACGGGACCAATTGTGAAATTGGCAAGGGAACCATAAGTTCAAGCGGAACAAAGATTTCCAGGGATGAAATTGTTTTCAGCACCAATGACAACAACCTTGTCGATTGGCCGGTTGGAGACAAGACAATTTTCTGCGTCTTTCCTTCTACCGAAATTATGGGGCTGATTGGCGCTATTGGTATTGAAGGAATTATGTCAGCGATTGACTCTGAGCTTGGATCGACGAACTGGAGGACTGGAGGTGGTAGCACCTTATACAGTGTGGAAGACCCAACTTCATCTACTAACCCAGGGACTAAAGAGGTTCTCTGGGTCAATACTACAACTGGAAACATGTTTACCTGCATAGATAGCACTGTTGATGCGAACGTATGGAAAAAGATTGGTAGCTCAGTAAGTGTAAAGATAACCGAAGGCGTTGTGACGCTGCCAGTTTAGGAGGCTTTGTGGCCCAAATAACCGAAACAACCGATACCGCTACTGAATGGGAAACCGGAACGCTGGAGGGGGTAGGAGCTACCAGCGGTGGAGATTTGGTGCTGGCGGAGGATTACGCGCTTAGTTTTGATGGGGTGGATGATTATGTGGAAATTGCAAATAACACTGCATGGTTCAGCGGGGACTACACTATTGTTGCGCGGGTCAGGTTCGCAGATTTAAGCAAAGACAATATTATCATGTCGCTCGGGTATAACAACACCCCCGCAATTTTATTCCAAATGAGAAGCGTCGCTTCTAGTTTTTCTATACAGCTGGGTGAATGGGACGGGTCATATAATGAAGCACTGAGAAGCCCATCTCTCACTATCGACACAGGCACAATATACGATGTAGCGGTAACACGGAGTGGAAACAGTTTGTCTGCATTTTTAGATGTGGCACCTCAAGACACAGGTACTAGCAGTGGCATCGACCCTATAGGGGTAGATTATCACATTGGGCATGCGCGCCCGCGCGATAATATGGCTTCCCTGTTTTCCGGCGATATGCACTTCGTAGCTGTGTACAATAGGGCGTTGAGCACAACTGATTTACAAGACATTAAGAATGATACTGTTGATACTGACGATTCTTCCCTGCTTGCCTGCTACATATTTAACAACGGCAGCGCAGAAGATGTATCCGGGAACAACAGGGATGGAACCGTTGTGGGAGCAAGTTTTAGCGCGATTGCGGGTAGTTACAGCGAAACAGGCACCCGCACCGCCCCAACTATAGACCTCAGCACCCTCGGCACCGCCTCTGAAACCAGCACAATCTCATGGCAAGCAACAGACAACAGCCAAACCATCACCATTGAAACCGCCCTATCAACCGATGGCGGGACCACATGGGGCACATGGCAAGCAGCAACAAACGGCGGCAGCATCCCCGGCATCACCGCTGGCATGGATTTAAGCACCGCCCAGCTCAAATGCCGCCAGACTCTCAGCACCACCGATACCAGCGTGACACCACAGCTGCACAGCCTGACCATCACCGTTCGCGAGCAGTCTTTGATATCAGGCGTATATACGGTTGGTGGAGAATTTGTCGAGCGCACTGTAAGGGCACATAGGCGCTCAGACGGGGCAATGCTTGCAGAATCCACGGTATCTTCAACAGACGGTACATATAGCTTTGACGTTGGAAGTGAAGAAGAATGTTATCTGGTTTTTATCGACACAACAGCAGGGGCTTATCAATATGTGTTAGCAGCTAGTCTGCAAACCCCATACGAAGTTAATGGTTGTAGTGGTGATGATGAGGTGCAGAGTGCAATGATTGTAGACAGAGTGTATGGCAGCGGATACGATGGAACATAGTGAATGATTAATAAGTTATATGTGTTAGGAGAAGGTGTATGCTTGGCTATTCACCACTATCAACTGATCCAATCAGTGCAGAGGTTGAACACCAAGAATCAACGCCTGTTGAGCTTGCCATGTTGTGCCAAAGTATTGCGCGGTTATCTGTGGCCATTGACATTGAAAGGCCTGTCTCATTTCCTGTAATGACAATTACAGAGATGCCGAACGTGCTTAACGTCTCAAGGGAGATCGGTCTGCCAATTGGCTCAATAGCTGCGGCCTCTGTGTCGGTGGACGTTGAACGTAAAATAAGAAAAGCTATCAACACCAAAACAGAAATACTGTCAGACATTGAACGGTCAATAGACGTTGGCGCACGATTCTCGACGGATACCGATGCGCTATTTCCACTTTATGTCGAGCGGGAAATTGTTTCAGGTGGTGAGATATGTTCGTCTTCCGGTGTCAATATGACACTGGGAGTTTGGCGTGCTTTAAATTTTATGGCAGGCGCTGAGACAAGTATCGTAAACAGCGATGTGCTTTTTTTCCGTAACTTGTCAGCAACGATAAAAAACAACACAGAGGCAGCAGCGGCGATAAATGTGTTGCGCGAAGCGTCAATGTCGGTTGGTTTAATAACTGACATTTCGGCATTTTTTATAAGCGGTGATGACTACGATCATGAGCGGGTAGACGTAACAAGTAAAATCACAAAGTCGATTCCACTTTGCAGCGTCATTGCCAATCAATACGTCAGCGTGCAATCGCCACTTACGCAAGAGCTTAATATTGAAAGCGGGATCACTGCCGATATTTCCGCAACATCTTCATCGCTCCGTGGCTTAACCGTTGAATCACGGATTGATTTTAAAGGAGCTTGATTTATGAACCCAATGGTTGGTGATGTAGGAACTGTTGTCAGCGTTGACACCCTGGGTAATTTGTCTGGGGCAACCGAGCTTAATATTCTTGTGACTAAGCCAGATGGAAATAATGTTACATGGTCCGGTGTCGCAGACGGGACAAATATCAAATACACGGTAGGTGAAGGTGATTTAGACGTGGAAGGTAAATATGTTATCCGGTCACAGGTTGTAACTCCAGCAGGGGCATGGACCGGCCACGCGACATCCTTCACTGTTGACGGTTACGATTGATAGGAGTATTGTTTCATTAACTGATCCCTGTAACTCCCTGATGGCCCAGACACCCTCCCTAATTTGTCTGGGCCATTTCTTTAAAGACGGCTTCCTTTTTCGCACTTCTGAGTTACACTTTTCTTGTCGCAGAAAACAACAGAAAAGGTCAACGGCAACTTACGCGGCAACTTACGCAACTTTGTATTGCTGGGAGAAATGGCTAGCAACTACCCGAAAATACAACAGTATTAACATTGCAAAGTATTTTGCTATCCCATCTTCTGCTAAGATGACAGGGACTTTTTTTGTGCATTTTGTAACCACTTGATAGTAAAAAAGTTTATAACAATAACAATACTTTAGCCACAGTTTACTTGGTAATATTGGTTTACAACTTGTCACATCATTTTTCGTTGTTTAACATGCTTGGCAACTTACACGGCAACTTACGTTTTTTAGACATTGGTGCAAGCATGAAACGGTTTACGGACGCGAGCGTTAAAAAATTAGAGGTGCGCAACAAGCCTTACGAGGTTCTTGAATCTGACGGGTTTTATGTTCGAGTTCAGCCGACAGGGACAAAAACGTTTTACTATGTCTATTACGAGACGGTGACGACAGGAGGCAAGAAAAAGAAAAAGCGTAAGCCTGTGCGGATTGGCAGCTTCCCGTCGATGTCTGTTAAGCAGGCAAGAGATACCTGTGTTGAGTTGAGAAAGAAAAGAGACAGTAGAGAGTCCGTCGCTGTCGATGTGACGTTTGAAATGGCCAGTGTTGAATATATGGCAGCCATGAAAAAGCATGGCCGTAATGTCGGCACGACGATTGATAACAAGCAGGGCTATCTTGATCGTGTATTCAACCCGGCGTTTGGTGCCATGTTGATTGGTGACGTTCGGCGCGTTGACATTATCGACAGCCTTGAGACGTATGTGGTCAACGATCAGGTGAGTTCGTACAATGCCGCGCTTACCGTGGTGAAGGGTGTGTTCGACCATGCGATTGACCGTGAATATATCGAACAGACTCCGGCCTACAAGATCACGCCATACAGTGTAGGTGAGGGAGAACGGATTTTATCTGTCAGTGAGATGGCCGCAGTAATGAGTACCAGCCATTGCCGGTCGGCAAAGATATTACAGGTGACACTATTGACCGGGGCGCGTCCTGGCGAGGTCGCCCGTATGCGCTATGAGGACATTGTTGATGGGATCTGGCACTGTGTTCAACGCAAGGGCAGGGCGGCCAAGGTTGCAAGACGAGATCGTGACGAAGTTCGTGTGCGTCAAACCTACCTTGTGCCGACAGTGTTGGATATTATCGGGGCAGGAAAAAGGGGCAGGGTCTTCCCTGGGAGCGACACGCTTCAAGGGGTCAACTTGTATGTCCGTGAAAAATACCGGAAAGAAGATCAACGTAACCCGTGGGTGCCGCGTGACTTGCGCCGCACCTTTGGAACCAGAATGGCAGAAGACCTTGGGGTCGATGAAAAGATCATCCACATGATCCTTGGGCATAAGCGGGACAAACTAAAGCGCACCTACATCAGAACCAATTATCCGGCAGATGTTAAAGATGCGCTTTTGAGGTGGGAAGCGTATTTGCTTGATTCAATTTAGAATGGAAGAACCCTGACCTCTGTTGGCCCTGTATTTCTCAATCTTTTAAGTGCTTTCATGTCTTCCTCGCGTCTCCACTCTTTTTTCATTTCAAAATAAACAATTGGGTCGCTTTCCAACAACTGCAATCGACCCCGCCACATATCCTCATCTTTACCGCCACGCCTCCGGCCCCTATTTACAGCTTTTTCTATTTTTGAGTTTATCCATATCCGCTCTTTTCTCATGATTGCTTCTGCGACTATGGTATCTTGGCTCACATTGGCATTCACAGCGGTGTCATTATTTTGCTGTTCTCCCCCTTGGTAGTCGTCACTCATATTCATATTCTGGGCGTTGTCAACCATTGGGGGCATGTTTGTATAATGCCAATGCCCCTTTTCGTCTTGCCATTTGTAATAATCACCAGCCGAGCAAATTGCCGGAATGATAGCCATCAAAAAAACAAAAACCGCCGTCTTCACTTTGATCCCTCCTTAACTATTGCAATATCCCCATTATTATATTGTACATAGAAAGTTAACATCTTTTTATATCACAGACTAGGGCGTATAGTTAGTTTTATTTATAACTATTTTTCTAATGTAGCGATTGGAGCCAAAATGAAAAACGAATTATCAACGCTTGAGTCTGAGGTTATTTGTTGTTTGCGCCGGATACCTGCTTATGACCGGCTCTTGGTTAGGGACGTGTGTCTGCGGTATATGAATGGCCATCAGGCCGGGAGGCGTCGCTATTCACCTGTGCCACTGGCCTTACTGACAGACTTATAGATTACGTCATATACGTCTTTAATCTCATTGGTCAAGCGCCAAAACGCACGCTTATCGTTTGCGCCAATGAAAGATAGATGGTTCCTCGCCTCATCAAGCAGCGCCTTGGTGGGGCCGTCTTCTTTAACCACCTTCCCACCTCTAATCACCTCAGCCTCTACGCTGTCGCCAATTTTAACACCATCGCCTACCGATTGTTCGTTCTTCATTGGGCCTTCGCCTGTGTCTAGCCATGTTGGGTTGCAGCCAACCTTTTGTGATATTGGAAGGATTTCTTTTTTCGGTATTTCCCCCCTGCTATTCCACATGCTGATCTTTCCCGGCTTTTCTCCAATAATTTCACCAAGTTCCTTTATCTTGTCTACACCGAGGAGATACATAATTCTTTCTATTTGTGGGCAAAATTTTTTCATAATGTGATTTTCTCTGTTGACAGCCAACATTTTGTGGCATATCGTTTAAACACCAACAACAAACAACTAGAACCAACAAGTTTTAGACAATACCACACGAAGGAGGTGAAAACACATGGAATCACAACAAGTTCGACTTTTTAGTGCGATTGACGCGGCGGCTTACCTTGGGGTGTCACTGTCAAAATTCAGAGACAACATTCGCAAAGACCTGCCGGTTGTACAAATTGGCAAATCGCGCCCCAAGTATGACGTCCGAGACCTGGATAAATACATCGAGGCTAACCGTATCGTCGCCAATGCTTAAAGTGTAACAGGAAAAACAAGGAGAAAAAGGCTATGGGGAAAATTACTCACATCAATGTCAATCAAAATCTTGTCTCGACCCGTGGCGGTGAACTGGTGACAACATCGCTTGCAATTGCTGATGGGACAGAACTTGACCACGCCAGTGTTATCAAGCTGGTGCGGAATTATCAGAACGATTTAGAGGAGTTCGGAAGGGTCGGATTTGAAATCCAACCCTTTGAAACAGCCGGTGGCACACAACAGCGGGAGATTGCAATTCTCAACGAGCAGCAATCAACACTGTTGATCACCTACATGCGTAACAGCGAAATCGTGCGCACGTTTAAAAAGCGGCTGGTGAAGGCTTTTTATGAAATGGCGCAAAAGCAACAGAGCTTTGACCCGGCAACCATCCTGGAAAGCCCGGAAGCAATGCGCGGGATTCTGCTGCACTACACGGAGCGGGTGATTGAACTGGAAGATGTTGTTAAAGAGCAACAGCCGAAAGTGGAGGCGCTGGATCGCATTTCGACAGCGGATGGGAATTTGTGCATTACGAATGCAGCCAAGACGTTGCAGGTCCGCCCGAAAGATTTGTTCTCGGCAATGTCTCAGCACAAATGGATTTACCGCCGCGCTGGTGGCAAAGGGTGGATCGGCTACCAGGACAAGATTCAACAGGGATTAATTACCCACAAAGTCACAACAGTTTCACTCTCAGATGGCACAGAGCGCATTGCAGAGCAGGTGCTTGTGACCCCGAAGGGTGTGGCGAAGCTGGCGACAATTCTTGAGGCTGCGGCATGAGTGACGACGGCTATGTTGAACAGGGTGAAATTTGCCGGGACGTGTTTTTCGGGATTACAAGGGGCCACCTGTGGCGCATGAGAAAACACCCAAGATTCCCGAAGCCTATTGGTAAGTGTCCTTTGTATTTCAACAAGGAAGCTGTTCTCGCGTGGCGCAAGAAATATTGGAACAGGGAGGCAATAAGGTATGAATAGCAAAGTATGTGACATTGTTGTGGCAACACTGCTGATCACTGCGTTCATGCTGATGATGGCCGACTACTTCAAGCCCGGTGGCGGGTTTGATACTGAATTTAAACCGATTGCAACAGAGAGGAAATAACATGCAACAAGCGAAGTGGACCAAGAGTTTTTCAGCGAATAATGTGTCCGTTGATATTGAGTTTACCTGCCTCTACAAAGACAAGCGTCCAGTAGAGCAGCCGAAGGTTGACCCGGTTCAGTTTGGCCGTCAGTTTTCTGTTTTTTGCATGAAGTTTGATCACTTCGAGATTGCCCAGGCAATGAGTGAGGTTGTGGTTCAGATCAACGAGTATATGAAGGTTGCCGCGTTTGATGATGCGGAGTGTGCTTTGTTGGAAGCTGCGTAGTTTTTGTGATTAAACCAAGTAAATTGAGTAAGTAAATTTTTAAAAAAAAGGAAAAGGTTATGGGATTGAAATTAAGCACACTGTTGAAGCTGTCTGGAAAAACAAAAACGTTTTTAGTTGGCGTTATTATCTCTACTGAATCTGAAGCACTTGAGGCGGTGAAGCGCAACGGGTACGCCCTGCAATACGTCAAAGAGCAGACCGAGGCTGTTTGCCTTGAGGCGGTGAAGGAAAACGGGTACGCCCTGCAATACGTCAAAGAGCAAACCGAGGCTGTTTGCCTTGAGGCGGTGAAGGAAAACGGGTACGCCCTGCAATACGTCAAAGAGCAAACCGAGGCTGTTTGCCTTGAGGCGGTGAAGGAAAACGGGGACGCCCTGCAATACGTCAGAGAGCAAACCGAGGCTGTTTGCCTTGAGGCGGTGAAGGAAAACGGGGACGCCCTGCGCTACGTCAAAGAATACGAAGATGACGTTGAATAGCAAGCGCGGTAAGTAATTTTTTAAAGGAGATAAGCAGATGACAAAAGAATTAACCGTGCAAAATATTGACATGATGAACACGCAAAGTTTCGAGCAGTTGCAGCGGGTTGCTGGCATGTTCAGCAAAAGCGACATTGTGCCGACACAGTACCGTAACAACTTGCCTAACTGTGCAATTGCGCTGATGCAGTCACACCGCATGGGCGTTGACCCGTTTGCCTTTATGCAAAATTCCTACGTGGTGCATGGTCGTCCAGGGATTGAGAGTAAGCTGGCTATCTCGCTGGTAAATGGTTCAGGGCTGTTCACCGACCCTCTTGAGTATGAGGAAGACGGCGACGACGCCAACGATCAAAAAAACTACCGGGTGCGTTGTGTTGCAACACGCAAGTCAACGGGAAAAGAACTCAAAGGTCCATGGGTGACGTGGGATTTGGTCAAGGCTGAACAGTGGGATAAGAAGCCTGGTTCAAAATGGAAGACTATGCCGCAACTTATGTTTATGTATCGGGCAGCAATGTTTTTCGCTCGTCTTCATTGCCCGGAGGTTCTTCTCGGTTTCCAGACCACCGAAGAACTGCGCGACGTTGAGCCTCGCGACATTACCAACGAGGTTGAGGTTAAAGAGTCAACGCTTTCAGATAAGATTCAACCAAAAAAGCCAGCCACTGCTGAACCTTATAAACAGGTGGAAAAAGAAATCAAGGAAGCAGAAGCTGTAAACGACGAGGCTGTTCAGGGTGAACTTGTCGAAGGTGAACCGACCGTAGAGGAATACCGCACGCAGCTTACTGAACTTCTGGCGTCGCACTGCAACGGCGACATTGACGCCATGGACGCTCTACTTTCTGAGGCCGTTGGCGAGAAGGTTTCCGTAAACCAAATCCCCTTGTTTAACGAAAACGCATTGCCGCAAGTGCTTGATGCGGTTGAGCGCTTGATTGGTGGCTAGTTATGCCCATCCCGATCTTTGACGAGCAGCGGCACAAATACACAACTTCGGGAGGTATTGAACTGCCCGGGGTGACAACAATTCTCGGTGAATACCATCGGGTGAAGTGGGGCCGCAGTGAGTTTTACGTTGCGCAGAATGGAACAACGATTGACGTGGCCACCATGAACCTGGCCGCAGAGTATGGCAGCGCGGTACATAAAATTCTTGAGTTGTCGGTGTTGCACGGTGTCGGGTCATTCGACTACCCGGATGAAATGGCACCGGCTGTTCAGCAGATTGCCAGCTTTATTGCTGACTATCAACCAGAAGTGGTGATGTGTGAGCAACCGCTGTACTCAGAAAAAGGTTTATTTGCCGGGACCGGAGACTTGTTTTTTCGTTCTCCAAAAATTCGCAATGGTAAGCGGTTGTGCCTACTCGATGCCAAGACCGGAGCAGGGTTGTTTACTGGGCCACAGACGGCAGCCTATGAAAGCCTGTACCGGGAAGAGACCGGCGAGAAAGGTTTGATTGATCGGTTTAAGTTGCAGCTACCGAAAGACGGCAAGCCGTACAAGATGATTCCGTTAACCAACCAAAAGGATATGACCTATTTTAACTACCGGCTCTATTGTCGGTCTTTTGAACAAAATTTATAAGGAGACAACCATGGAAAACACAGCAAAAAAAATTAATGTGTTTGGCGGCTCAAACCCGCAAGAAGAATTGGAGAAAAATATTTCACGCGACTTGTCGGCAATCTCCGACTCCCTGGCTCCGGTCAAGGCGTTTGATGCCGCTGGAAAAGATCGCCTGAAAAACATCATCAAGTCTACTCGTGATATGGGCAAGATGATTAAAGAACACCATAAGGACATTATTGACTCGATCAAGAGCAGCCTTGAGGTAGCACGCAACAAACAAAAATGCATGTTGGAGCCGGTCGAAGAGGTGCAACGGAAGGCACAAATGCTGCTCGATTCCGTTGTTACGGAAGAGCGCCAGATTGAAGAGAAAAAGCGTAAAGAACAAATTCGCATCGCCAGTGAAGAAGCGGCGCAACGCCGTGAAGCGGCCAAGGAAAAAGTCGAAAGCATTATTGAAAAAGCCAAGGACACAACGGGCAAGCTCAACGAGATTGAGGCGGCGCTTGAAGCGGAGGACACAACCGAAGAAGAGGCGGTTTATCTTCGCCATTATCACGGGTTGTTGACCGCAGAACTCGAAAATGGTGAGTGCGACCTGTCGGCGGCGACCGCCGAGGTTGAGGAGCCTGTTTTTGTTCCAACGGTTGGCGCTGTTCAGGAAACAAAAACAGACGGCGTAGCGACAAGAGAGAAGGTTCAGGTTGAAGTAACCGACATGAAACTGTTGTGCGCGGCGATTGGCCGGGGTGAGGTTCCAGTCGCTGCCGTTAAGGCAATGGTCGGCAAGTTAAATGTTTACGCTAAGGACGGTATGAAGCTGCCGGGGTGCGTTATCAGCAAATCAAACCAGGCTGTTGTTCGTTAGAGAGGCGGTGAGTCATGGCTGACTACGTTGACACACGAATTTCCGGTATCCCATGCAAGGTCAGGGTGGACCGTGTTGAGATTGTGCCGCCATGGACAGGCAGTTCAATCAATTGCCCAAGTGCTGACGACTACTACGGCTATTCTGAGGTCGAGTTTACCGTATGTGACAGGCGTGGGCGCGTTGCACCCTGGCTTGAGCGGAAGATGACCGGGAGTGATTCTGAGCGGATAGAATCTGAAATATTAACTGCGGTTTGAGTAAACCGGGTAAACAATGAAATGGAGAGGTGCTTTGAGCGAAAATGCAATTAAAATGCTGAGCCTGGTCATGCAGGGGCCGGTAACAATCAAATTCCTGATGACTGCCGTTGGTATTAAAACCGTGGATGAATTCCACGCTGTTTTGGATGAAATCAAAAAGACGTACAAGATTAAGCGTCTCGGTGTCGGTGGATATACAACCTATGAGGTTGTTGATAAGAGGGCGCAAGTCGTTGGCTGCGATGATGACTATGTTGAGAGGCGGTCTAACTTAATCAATAAGGCAGAACTTGAGGCGCGAATCCTTGAAGGGAAGACGGGCAAGCCGTGGAAATCGTTTTTCTCTGAGGTCATGGACGATCTTTGTTGTGAAAATCTCGGAACGTTGACCAGTAGCCAATTTTACGCGGGGCGCGAGCGGTTCAGCAAGGCGGTGTCAAATGGCTAATACCTACGAAAACGCGATTATTGACTGCATCTTTGACGAATTTGCCGATGAACTTGAACGGGCAGACGCCAAATATGGGCCAATGCCTGGGATGAAAGACGGTCTGCATACACTGATGATTGAAGTTGCTGAATTAAGACGTGAAGTTGAGACGGAAAACTTCAATCAAAAGGCTCTGCGCAAAGAGGCGGTCCAGGTTGGTGCCATGGCAACAAAGTTTATTCGTGACATTGTTAACAAAATTGACACTCAGGATCTTGGCCATGGTGTTGTTGATTCCGCTACATAAAATGACCAGCGTTAAACGTGTCAGGTCGATGATATGCAGGGCCGGGATTGACCCGAACAATTACCGCGCCCGTTGCCTGGGAGAATTTTGGGAGATACGAAGTCTGAAATGACGTGTACTCAGTGTGGTGCGCCGGTACGAAATGGCGTGTGTATCCATTGTGGGTGGTGCCAAAACGGAACATGAGGGAAACAACCGCGCCGTGAGCGCGTAGGGAGACAAGACCATGGTCACTGATTTTACAAAAGCAAGTATGGATGATTTAACGACAGAGAGACAGAACCTTGCAAAAGCGATTCGCGCCAACGAGCGCGACGTTGAAGACTTGGAGAGTCTGATTGAAGAACAGGGTGCCAAGCTGTCTCGCATGAAGCGAAGCCTGTCACGTAAGCGACGCAAGGCCGGGGCGATTAATTCAGAACTGCGCCGTCGCGCTCCACAACAACCGCATAAAAGCGGTGAGCGCAACCAGGTTCTTGGTGAAGCGTTGAGCCAACTGTGTACGGAAGTCGGCAAACAGCGCGGCGTCCCGGCAAGTGTTGTGGCTGACGAGGTTCTGACTCAAGCAAGAAATGTTCTCGGTTTCTGTGAATAGGGGGCTTACGATGATTTTACGTTTAGTGAAGAGGAAGAAAAAGCGGCGTCGTCATTTACGACCGGAGGAATATACGTTTTTGCAATCGTTTTCACCGCTGTATTTCAAGAGTAAACCAAGTAATTAGGATCACATGCAACAGGCCGTCATTAAAACAGACTACCAGAAGCGCCAGTTTATCGAATGGCTGGTTCACTTGTCGATTACCAGACCATTGGTGTTCACCTGGAAGGTGTGGACAAAGAAGCGAAGTCGTGACGCCAACGCTCTGTTGCACGTCTGGTTGGGGCAGATAGCAAAGCACAGAGCTTTTGATGATGCGCGTAAGCAGATGGACAAGAAACAGGTGGCCGAATACGTCAAGGAAAAGCTGAAAGAAAAGTATCTCGGCAACGAAACCGTTGAATACGTGGATCAGCGTACCGGTGAGATTGTGACGATCACCAGGATACGCCGGACCAGAGATTTAGATAGTGGCGAGTTTTGTTACTTCCTTGAGCGGGTCCAGGATTGGGCCTTGCATGGCCTGGGGATGGTCCTCACGTCTGATAAGGAAGATGAATTTTCACAGTGGCAAGAGCGGCAACACGCTGTGTAACCGGTTTCCGCTGCCAGGCCATTTAAAAAAATCTCTTCGACAATGATTTTTATACCACATGGGAGGTCGGGGTGGTCCCGGCTTGGTTGGCTTGGCAGCGGAGTTTTTAAGAACAGAATATTCAACTGAATAACTGGAAAAATAAACTGAGCAATAAAATCTAGGAACGGTTATGAAAGCCCAAAGTAAACTTTGCAAAAAGTGTGGCTCTAAATTCTACAGATCAAAAAAATTAAGCGACGAACGCCAAGGGTAACCGGGCGCCGGGCAGTTTCGGCGGTCCGCGTTGACCCGCTTGTTAGCCGATTTCTTGAGGAGGAAACATGACCCGGTACAGAGAATATGAGGTGCGTCTTGAAATTTCCGCGACAGTATCTTTGCCCCTGCCTGGCGGAATAGATGACGAAAATTTTGAAAACACTTGCGACCCGGACAACGAGATGACCGACCTGGAAGCCATAGAGAGCGCCATAGCAAGTGCTATATCGCAGCGGTGCGAGGTGTTTGTTTACGGCGAGGAAGAGGAAC